CCCGGCTCCGCCGGAAGCAGCGGCTGTCCAGTAACCTTTACTAGAGTTATAAGTATATGTAATTCCTCCGACGTCTTGAGTATCGCCGTCCGAAGGACTATCGGGAAAATTTATTACTGCCATAATTTTATCCTTCTAAAGCTGCTGTGGGTGGAGTGAAGTTTGCTGTGTAACGTGCTAGGCCTTTGGTGATGCGGAAGTCTGATATGTAGCCTGTAATAGTTCTTGTCGTTGGAGCATAAGCACCTCCGCCAAGATATAAATTTCCCCCTTCTGCTATTGTATAAGCGCCAGTGTAAGTTGAACCGTCTTGCACACCATCTACAAACATTTTTGTATCATTGCCCGACCTTGTTACAGCAATATGAATCCAATTGCTAGTTTTTATATTTTGTGAGCCAGTAATTATGTAAGTAGAAGAAGATGCCGAATGAACATACCAAGAAACATAATTGTTAGTAGTATTAAATTCTACACCCCAAGAGTTAGCTGTGGTGCCTGGCGTACCTTTTGAGAATATTCCACCAACACTTGCCGCCGCAGATATATTGACCCAGCATTCAATGGTATAGTCTCCACTTCCCAGCTCAAAGCTGTCCTCTGCTGGCACCATTAAATAATCACCATTACCATCAAAATACATTGACGAGCTTAGATACTTACTCTGAGTCGTAGATGACTTCACGTCACCGTTTAGCGTCAAAGTCTGTACTGACTGCGACTTATCAATGATGCCAGCGTTCGTACCGTTAAGAAGCAAAGATGTATTTGTGATTGCTGTCAGTGGTGCTGTGGGTGGGGTGAACGCAGAAGTGTAGACAGCAGTACCTTTTACAACTCGAAGATCAGTAATATTTCCCTTCAAGGAACCAGCAGCGCCATCCCAGTTACCTCCTCCAATTGCAGTACCTTGGCTTCCTTGATTTAAATCAAAATCTGTACTATCAGTAGTTGTTACATCTAATTCTCCATTTACATATAAGCTACATGTTGTGCCTGATCTTACCAGTGCGACATGAGCCCAAGTATTATAAGGAACGTTAATTGTTCCTGCGAACAGACTGTTTGCTCCGCCCGACCCATTAATCCCGTATTTTGCGACAAAAAATTTATTATTATAGCCAGTATGGTTATAGCGCAAAGAAAAGGAGGTAGTATTGAAACTTATACTAGAAATAATAGACGGATAATTAACTACTTGTCCTCCGTCTGAATAAAACCAACATTCTATAGTAAAATCACCGTCTAACGTAAAAGCAGAGTTACTTGGTATAGTCAAATAATCACTAGTTCCATCAAAATACATTGACCCGCCGTTGGTACCAGCTGAATATTTAATGTAGTCATACGGAGCTGTAGGTGCTGACACAAATGTACTAGGAACAGTAAAAGTTCTGTTATTACTTGAATAATCTTTTATTTCTAAACCCACACCTGTAAAGAAGGCATCGGTGGGGTTAGAAGTAGTCTGAGGCTCTGTTGGAGTAGTAGGAGCGTTTCCGCTGTATACGGCAGTGCTTAAACTAAATCGAGCTTCTTTTATATTTCCTTTGAAACGGCTGCTTGCAACACCGCCTATTATCCAATTACCAGTTGCACCGGGTGTTTCTGAATTAGAAAAACTAGTTTCTAGTGATCCATCAGCCCAATAATAATAAGTACCATTATATCTCTCCCAAACAAGATAGTGCCATTTTCCATCTCGTAAATCAGTATTACACGTTGGAGTTTCTACACCAACGTTTGTATGAGTCATCATATATCCTGTTGTACCTGATACACCAAAGGCTTCTAATTGATTTCCCCCACCATATTTTCCTAGCACAATAGCATCACCCGTATACCCATCAAGTTTCATCCAACATTCGAATGTCCAGTCACCAGGTTGTAAAGTAGAAAACCCTAAATCCATTACGTTGGCACCATCACAGTAAATGCTATATCCACCATGGCGATACGGACTAAACGTATTTTGAGTTACATTTCCAGCTACAGTAATCGTATGACTATTGGTACTTGAATCTACAAAAGTATTATTGACTTGATTATTAGTACCTACTGATGTAATCAATGCAGTCGTATAGTTGCTGTTTTGTACCTGAAATGCCAAAGTAAACTCAGAAATTGCGGATGCAATATTCACACCGTCAGAAGCTCGGAATGTAAGTGAGAATGTTCCTGCATCTGCATCGTTTGTAGATGGAGTAATTGTGAATACATTTGTGTTTGCTCCAGTGCCTTGTGTTACGGTCGCAGTATTTCCCGAAGTATCACTTGCTATACTATAAGTAATTGGAAGTCCTTCTGGATCTGTAGCAGTAATTGTAACTACAGTTGGAGTACCATCAGTTGCAAGACCATAGCTTGAAGAGGCTCCAGAAATAGTTGGATTTGTATTGATCAAAGCAATATTATACCATCCGCTACCGTTCCATAGATATAGTCGATTGCTTGCTGTTACAAATGCAAGATCTCCTGCATTTGCAGTTTCTGGAAGCAAGTCTATAGTTGCGTAAACTGTAACACCGCTTTGATCCGCAAACTCAAGAGCTGTACCACCAGAATTTACTTTTGCAATCTGGCCCGCAGTTCCGAGAGCTGAAGGAGTGTCAGACAGTCCTGTAAAAGAAGTGACTGCTGTCTGTGAAGCAGCACTTTGCCATACTCCTAAAGTAGAGTTGTATACAAAACCCTGATGAGTATCACCATTTGAAGGACTTGCTGGAAAATTAATTGCTGCCATTGTTTACTCCTTACGTAAATATAAAGTTTTTAAACTGTGTTATAAGAGTATCTATAGGAGCACTATTATTCATTACTCCAACACCCCCTACCTTATGGCTCATAGTGCCTCTAGCAACATATCCTGCTACTGGGGAAGGCGCATTTGCCCCAAAAAAGGCCATATGATTATCATATGTTCCGTCTATAGGTAAGTAACATAAGCCATACCCTTGGGAACCTCCACTTGTAGTTTCATCAAGCCATGTATTATCAGTAACATTATAAATTCTTGCATCAAAACCCGCACCCGCACCTGTCGCTAGTTGTATTGCAATAATGTACCATTTACCTGTAGTTAAAGAATTGCTCCCTGAATAGTACCCGCTACTAGTTCCGAACGCCCAACCTGCTCCAGAGTATGCTATATCTTGTAAACCTCTACTAGAATTATCAACTGCACTTATACCAATTGATGCACCCCCTAAATAATCATATTGCACAGCATATACTAGTATTCTATCGCTAGAGGTAGGATCAAAACTAAATGCGGGCATACCGGTAAAGAGTATAAGTTCTCCTGTATTATCTATTCTACCTGCATCATTTTGCAGTAAGGCATCTGAAACTGTATCGGCTAATGTTACTGTGGTTCCTCCACCACTTCCAATTATTTGTGTACCGTCGCCTGCTACTAGATAGGGACCATCAAAAAATTGTAAGCTAATTGTTGATGTTCGTGCACTAACATTTAATCCATCGCTAGCTTTTGATCTAAATGTGAACGCTCCTGCGTCCGAAAGAGTTGTGGAAGGAGTAAAAGTAAAAGTACCTGCACTTTGACTTATTGTTGCCTGTGTTTGGTTGCTGGGGCTAGTATCATAACTATATGTAATATCGAATCCTTCAGGATCAGTTGCAGCAACAGTAAAAGACGAAGTAGAGCCATCAATAGCTAGATCTATTCTTTCAGGAGGTTCTGTAGTCCATGTGACATCTTCGTTTGGGCCATTGTAAATTCTATCCCACTCTGTACCATCCCACATATAAAGTGCTTTTGTATCTTGAGCTACAGCTAGGTCTCCAAGAGTATTTCCAGTAGAAGGAAATGCAGCGAGGTTTGTATAAGACTGTGCGGATCCGTCAGCTCCGTCAGCTCCGTCAGCTCCAGGAACACTTGTACTAACCCACTGACTTGAGTCAGTATCCGTATAATAAATATACATAACTGCTTCGGAAGAGCTCCACCACAGGTCTCCTGCAGAAGGACTAGTAGGTGCTGTTTCTGATACAGTTACAGATGCACCTCCAGACGCGCCGCCTCCACTACCTGTAGGATTGCTTTGTACCCACTGATTTGCAGTGCCGTCATTATAATATACAAATGTTTTGAGTACGCTCGGATCAAACCAAAGATCGCCTTCACTCGGACTAGTAGGTGCTGTTTCTGATACAGTCACCGAAGCGCCGCCTCCCCCGGCTCCGCCGGAAGCAGCGGTAGTTTTCCACGCACCTTTTGTAGAATTATATGTATATACAATTCCATTTATTGTTACTGTATCGCCGTTTGATGGGCTATCAGGAAAATTATATGCCATTAGTTACTCCTTAGAACCAAGACTCTGTTTCAGCAGGGCCACCGCCACCGCCTCCAGAGCCTGCAACATTACTTGCAATTCCTCTGGAAATATTATACTCTTTAATTGTTCCTTCCAATTTTTGAAGTTCTGTTAAACTAAAAGGAACTATACCACTATTTGCTCGAATACTTTCTCGAAACTCCTCTAAAAGTGAAACAATAGAAGATCGTTTTGCGGAAATTTGCAGTCTTTCATTTACATTAAAAGTAGGAGCGGTGTATGAAGTAGGCACAGCCCGAGTTAAATTTGCAAAAGGATTTACAGATTGTAAAAGACCCGCCGCTGGAACAGTTGTTGTTCTATCTGGATCGAACATATACATTGCAGAATAATTATCAAATGAATATGTTCCGGCTGTAAAAGTCTTTTCATATACAGCCTCATCAGTTCCACTGTCTTGAACAATATTTCCAGCATTTCCGATATTTGTCCAGCCGGTCAGATCAACACCACTCCAATTTGTTTGCCGTATCATATAAACAGTTGTTGTAAATATGAAAGTAATATCAATTGCATCACTTGTATTGATTTCTCGAGTTGCAACAAGTCCTTGCAAATCAACTCCAATATTTGACTGAGTATTTTGTAGATTATTATAGGTAGTCCAACTAGCTGTGGGACTATATAGTTGAAGCCCATTTACTGCAATTCCAAGAGGCTGTGCCCAACTTGACGACAGTGTAACTCCAGAGTTTTCGACACTTAAAGTATCCGTTGCTGTCACCGTAGTAGACGCCCCCGTAGAATTTAATATAAAAGCTCCTAAGTCGTAAGTAGTGGTCCCTTGCAGAGACCACGCAGGATACCCATCTACATCTATAGTTAGCGTATCACGAGGATACGCTAACTTTATAGAAGGATCAGAAGTTGATCTTATTGTAGCGGTATTTGACATTTTAGATACTCACATTTGCTACGATATCACTTACACCAGAGGCCGTAATAATTATATCTACATTTACGTCCGCACTTGTAGAAGTGCTCACAGTCGTAGTAGTTGCTCCTCCTGCAAATGTCATTGTAGAACCCTCAATAGAAAGAGCCACCGTTGTAGCAATTCTATCCCCTGATATATTATAAGCACTTACTGCAACTGTACTATTAATATCGGTTCCTGTATGGTTATATGAATTAGAAGCAGGAGTAATGGTAATACGTACAGGAATAGACGGAGTAATTACATGAGTTTCCAAATATTCGGCATCTTTATTTTGTGCAGTTGCCATAATTCTGCCAGTACTGTCTCTTCCAATTGAATAAATTTTATTCGTTAAAGTAGTTGATAACTCCCAACCATTGGTATTATCCCAATTATAGAAATAAAATGCATCTGCTCCCATAACTCCAAGAAGAGTTTTTGCGTCATTAAAAAACATTGCATTTTTTGCAGTTTCAGGAATTGTAACGGTAGAATGATGAGTAAGTACAGTTGCATCAGCAGCATCTACAGAATAAGTAATAAAAGTACGACCATCCGTTGTGCTGTCATGAATACGATGCTCTCCCGCCATATACATAAGAGTGAGATAACGATTTCCACCGCTTACAAAAGATTCGTTCCATACAACGCCTCGGAATCCATAGGAATCATTTGTAGTTCCCATAAGATTCAACATATGAGTGGAGCTTAAATCACCACTAATTGATGTAACTTGGTCTCTTGTAAAAGTATCCGTAGTTTTATCCCACTTAAATACCCATGGGTGATAGTTATAGCTCGTATCAAAATACGGAGTATACCATACACGATTTCCTGCACTTGCTGGATCTTCAAAATGTTTGGAAGAAAACTTTATCATTTGAGCCATTGTAGCGTTCATTGTACGAGCACCACCATAACTAGTTCCTGCCGCTGCTGGAGCTGTGTTAAACGTATGAAGATCCGTTGTATTATTACTCGAATAATTTAATCGCGTAATATAGTGTTGGTAGTCCGTGTCGTGATGAGTGTACAAATACAACGGAAGATCAGAATTGTCAGCTCCAATATATTGAACCCAGTATGGGTTTCGTCGAGACAAATTCATATTCATCTGAGAATCATCAAAATTGGAAAAGCTATTTCTTGCTATTCCCATCCAAGGTCTAAAGTTATAGCCCCATCGATTCGTTGCAGAAATTCCTCCCACATAATCACCATTTGGGTCTTTGTGCACATAAATTGTAGGCATTTGAGTGTCACTTGAGCCTGTTGTTCCTCCATACCCCCAAATGTTTGTAGGAAGTACTTCATAAAGCTCTTTATTGGAAGGCACGTTGTACCATACATGAGTGTAATACCAATTATAAGAAATCATTGTTTCATTCCAAATAATTAACTCATTTCCATTTGCATCTGTAAAACGATTTAAGTAAGAACTAGGAGTATCCGGATCAATACAAAATTGATGCTCATACTGAACATTATTTAAGGTATTTGCTCCGTGGCCTCCTTCGTAATGCCAGCAATACATTGTTTCGTCTGCAAGAACTTGACACATCGGAGTACCCGCGCGAAGAGTATATCCGTTACCGTCTGTATTTCGAGTATAATTCGAAGAGTCATTATAGCCCATTTGTGCTTTCTTTTCAGACGAGGCCCTCATCTGAATAGTTCCATTAAAAATCGGAGCAAGAGTAGTTTTGTCATAAGCATCGTGGTCCAAATAGATAGTATTCTTTCCAGGCCTTGGGTCCTCAAAAATTGTACAAACTCTAAAGGATCGTGCGTCTTTAATCTTTGCCATCAGTTTTTCTCCTTAGGCCTGAGCTTGATACCAAGCTACTACTTCATTGAGGTCTGTCCAGTCTGCACGACTGCCATCATCTTGAGTTTTCCAAGGTTGTAAGACCACAGATGTGTGATTATTTTCAGAATCTACTACAAAAATTTCTGCAACTCCGTCTGTAAGAGTTGCGTGAAAATTTTCAGTAACGTCAACAGGGTTTCCATCTTCATCTGGAACCTGTATAATTTTTGTAAAATCCATAGATTATCTCCTTAAGTTCTCTTGTGGATAAATTGTAAATATAAATCTGAGCCAATAGCACTTGTACCAACATTTGTGATATCGACAGTTAAGTAGTCTCCTTCAGCCATTGTCAAAGTAGGATTGCTAACTGTTCCACTTGTGTTTCCTGCAGAAACAGTTACTGTTTGAGCCGATGTTCCGTTTTTCTTTACATCTGCTACAACATCAGCATCCGCTAGACCCCCTAACTTCGCATTTATTTTACTAACTTCCAGATTGAATGGTGCATACCATCTTTTAGTCCCTGTTCCAACCTCTAAAGACCCGATTTTATGCATATTTATTGCTAACGGCGTATTATCTCTAACAGTTGCAGGTAAAGACGTCGTTGTTGCAAATTGAGTTGTATTTGTTTCTACAATTTTTTCAATTTTTGCTTGAAATTGAACAGTATCATCTAGATATTCTCCCATATCTTTTACTTTGAATTTGTCCGTTGTGGCATCATATACAAGACACAAGTTTCCAATATCTGCAACAGTAGGAACTGGCTTAACTTCTACTGGAGTAACGTGTCCTTCTTGATCATGTTGAAAAAATAATCTATAGTTTCCATTTTCGTAAGTCTCTACTTCGAGAGGCTTAATATTTATTTGCCCTCGCATAGCAGAATGATTACCGCACTGATAGTACAAAGTATCCGGCGCGTCGCTTGGAACTACAAATACTAAAGTTCCACTTTCGTTTCTGGAGCCTGTTACACCGCTTGTATACTCTCCTATATAACTTCCTGCTGAAAAATTTGTTCCATCATCTGTTGTTAAGTAGAAAGGATGGCCCGAAAGAGAAGCGTCTAAATTGAAAGTATAAGTTCCTCCCTTGTAAAGAGGGCCAAGAGTAGGATTGTTTCCAGAAGCAGTTCCACTAAAGGTGTAGTACCCTGTCGTTGCAAATTCAACATCATAAGTTACAGTGGGAGCAGTAAGAGTAGGTGCTGTAATTGTTGAGGGTACAGCAATAACAAGTCTTTGAACTTCAGTAGCTTGTCCTCCATTTATTGCAGGATTTGTAACTCCTGTAACATTAAGTGTGGAAGTAGACCAACTTACATTATTATCTGTGCCTGCACCTTCAATCCACTTTAAATAAATTTTATGAGTTTGAGTCATACTACCATGAAGGTCGTGTGCCGCAAAATTATTTACTGTATAAGTTCCCTGATTATATAAAGGTACTACAGATTGCTGTTGATTTTCAATCTTTGTTCTAGCATAAGCTACTGTTCCTGCATCCCAAGTCCATAGCCAATCTGCCCCATGGCCTGCCGTAGGATCGTCTACATTAATTGTAAATGTTTCTGGAGTAATTGAAAGGTCTACTTCAAAACCTGGATTAGTTGCTAAATCTTGTTGTACTTGAGTAAAATTAACGGCACCTGCTGTAGTTGCTGTAGTAGTAGTTTTTCCATCTTGAGTTACAACTAAAGCTGTAGGGTTTGGAACTTCTGTAGTAGGTGGAGGAATAATTGCAATATTACCATTTGTTTCATCTGTTGTAATTTTTGCATCCCCGAGATTAATTGTTCCCGCAGATACATACAAGTCTCTCCACTTATTTGTAGAAGACCCCAGATCATAAACTTCATTTCCTACAGGAAGCCAATGTTGTCCAACATTTACAGGCAGTCCTTCTGGATCTGGAGTCCAAGCGCCCACAGTAGAGTCATAAGTAAATGTCTTACCTCCTGAGGTATGTGTGTCGCCGTTATTTGGACTGTCTGGAAAATTTATTGCCATTGTTTACTCCTTAAGGTAGATCAGCTCCATAATACTGAATACTATCTTTGGTGCCATCTTGTGCTGTAATAAAATACATTCCTGAAAATGTATCTAAATTATAAGTTCCTGCTGAAACATCTTTTCGATATACATTTACCGCACCTTGTCCAGGTATAGCATCAGAAGAAAGAGTTGCATGGGAAGTATATGTATTTATATCAGATACTGCATTCCAAGAAGAATCGTTTCTTAATAGCCAAATTCTAACCGGGCCATCAAAAGTTATAGATCCTGCATCCGCTTGGCCACTATTTACATCTGTAGTACCCCAAGCCCCTTCTAAATATGGAGCAAGCGTAGATAAATTACTTGCATAAGCGACCCAGTTACCTCCATTTGCAGTTAGTGTTAAGCCGTCTGTTATTTTTGCCATCGGAGCTAGAGAATGATGTTGCCAATTAGTAATATCTGCAACAATAAAGCTCAAACTGAAGTCTACAAAACGAGTTGTAATTCTTGCTCCATCCGACGCACTTAAACGTGCTCGAAAAGTTCCTGCATTTGCTTTTGTAGTAGTTGGCGTAAAAGTATATACACCGGTACTTTGATTTATAGTTGTATCTGCACTAAGCTGGGAAGGTCTTGCATTATTCGCAGTTTTATAAGCAATTCCATAAGTAATATCAAAACCTTCGGGGTCTTGTGCCACCATTGTAACTGTACTTGTAGTTCCATCACTATTTAATTCTTGTGTAGTAGGCGGCTCTGTAGTAATTACAGGACTTTCATCATTTCCTGCAGCTATTCGATCCCACTCTGTACCATCCCATACATAAAGTGTTTTTGTATCAGAAGTAAAAGCAAAATCTCCTACAGTATTTCCGCTAGTAGGAACTGCTGCAAAATTTGCATAAGCAGTTACAGAAGAACCATCAGCACCATCAGCACCATCAGCACCATTGGCTCCTGCGGGTCCTGCAGGTCCTGCGGGTCCAGATACACCTACCCATTGACTTGAAGATCCGTCACTATAGTAAACATAAAGACTACTAACATCTGTACGATACCACAAGTCTCCCGCTTTTGGATTTAAAGGAGCAGTATCAGAAGAAGTAACTGTCGCGGGCAAAACTCCTACAGCAGTATCCTTCCATACTCCTTTTGTCGAGTTATAGGCATACGTTACACCATTTAGTGTAAATGTATCTCCGTTACTCGGACTATCTGGAAAATTATATGCCATTTTTACTCCTTATACAAATGTGATCGTGCAAGATCCGTTACTATTTGCGGTTCCTCCACTTGTTGTAGTGCTTCCATTAGTAACTACATTTGAATCAAAATATCCTGAGCCACCCGCTCCTCCAGACCCTGCGTCGGGAAATACAATAGCTCCCCCGCCTCCGCCATAGTAGCCACCACCCCCACCTCCAGCTCCGCCGCCCGAAGGAAAGAAGCAACCTATGCCGCCATTTCCAAATCCCGGGCCAGAGTTTGCCGGATTGGGATTAGTATAACCTCCTCCCGATGAAGTTCCTGCAGGTGCCGCACCACCATTTCTTCCGGATCCAGGATTTCCATTGTATCTATTACCTCCAGCACCTCCACCTGCACCGGTTTGAGTACCTCCTCCCGCTGGAGTATCATTTGAGTTGGTGCTAGTGTCACTACCAGCACCTCCTGTAGTGCCTCCACCCCCGCCGGTTTGAGTGCCTCCATTCATGCTACCGCCACCACCACCAGCTACCATTATAGGAACTTCTCCAGAACCGTAAGTACCTGTGTAAATGCCAGTACCTTCTCCGCCATTTCCTCCATATCTTGAATCTGTGCCATTATTACCTTTAGCCCCTACTAAAAGATTAATACTTGAATTCGCAGCAAGAGTATATCTACCTGATGTAAGCCCTCCTGCACCCCCGCCTAACCCATCGCTACTTCTACCTCCACCTGCTCCACCTTCTAAATCAAAATCTAAATCAAAATCAGCGGCAGTATTATTACTTAAAGTATAAACGGTATTAGCTGCAAATCCTGTTACACTTCCTGATGTAAAAGTTGTATTTCCACTTACTGCAGGAGATACTGTAAGTGTAGCAAAAGCAAGATATACAGTCGACGTTGTTCGTACTACTTTTCTTCCATCGTCTGCTTTAATTCTTAGTGTAAAGTTTCCCGCATTAGCAGAATTTGTAGATGGTGTAATTGTAAAAGTTCCATCATTATTATTTACAATTGTTGCTTGTGACTGATCTGCTGGAAGCACGTCATAGCTATATGTTACAGGAAACCCTTCTGGGTCCGAAGCCGCTACCGTAACTGTAGTAGCTGTACCATCAGATGCAAGAACATAAGAAGATTGTGCTTCTGTAGTAAAAATTAGACCTGCATCAGGACCAGAAGCTACACGATCCCACCTACTACCTTTCCAAACATGCAAAGTTCCTGTTGCTTGATCTACAATAATTTCACCTGTATTACCGCTTGCAGGAAAACTTGCAGAGTTTGCAAAACTTTTTTTACCTCTTGCTTTTATGTCTGAATAGTTTGCCATTATGGTACCGGTGTCATCACAATTTTGCCGCCTGCTTGTTCTGCTCCTCCCGCCGTGTTAGAAACTGAAGTTGCTCCATTTCCTATAAAACCGGAGCCACCGCCACCGCCTGCACCACCCGCAGAAGCGCCTCCGCCTCCACCGCCGTAGTAGCCTCCGCCACCACCACCTTGCCAGCCGTCTCCACCTTTGTATCCTCCTCTACCTCCAGGAGCCCATCCATCACCTCCTGGACCATTTGTAGAGTTATAGAATCCATTGCCTCCTTGTCTAAAAGAGCCCGCGCTACCGCTTCCACGATCGCCAGATCCTCCACCGCCTCCAGCAGTTTGAGTACCTCCACCGCCTCCGTATGCGTTCCAACCACTTACTTTTGTTCCGCCACCGCCCGAGTCACCTCCTCCATTACCTCCTGTAGTATTACCACTACCGCCACCACCACCGCCTACGATATATGGAGTATCTGCATTTGTACTACTATAAACTGCAGAAGCCCCTCCTCCAGACCCCGTACCAGGCGCAGCAGCTCCTACACGTAATTTAATGGATCCGCCCGCAGGAATAGAATAAGTAGCAATAGCACGACCTCCCGTACCGGCAGAACTGCCACCTTGAACATGTCCTGAACCTCCTTGTACATCAAACTGAAGTACGACAGCATTAGTATTATTATTTGTAACTGTGTATTCTTGGGTTGTATCAGTCAAAGAAATTGAAGCTGCTCCATTAACTGAGTCCCAGCTACTAGCTCCATCTATAGAGGGGCTGAAGTCAAGAAGGCCAGAATAGAAAGATAAATTCATAGTGCTTGTTTTTGAAGATACATTCACACCGTCACTTGCTTTAAATCTTAAACTAAACGTGCCGGCATCTGCCTCCGTAGTAGTAGGTGTTACAGTAAAGGTTCCACCGCTATTTGTGATTGTAGCCTGTGCTTGATTACTTGGAACAGTATCATGTGAATATGTTATTGGAAATCCTTCTGGATCAGTCGCAGCAACAGTAATCACTGTTGCAGTACCGTCATCATTTAAGTCATAACTTGCAGCGGGTTCTGTTGTAAACTCTGGAAGTTCGTCTGCTCCAGAAGCTACACGATCCCACTCTGATCCATCCCAGACATAAATACCTCCAGTATCTAAAGCAAGTACAAGGTCTCCTGCACTATTTCCACTGGAAGGAAACGCAGCAAAGTTTGCATAAGATTTAACTATTGCTCCGCTTGCTTTTACGTCAGAATAATTTGCCATTATCGCTCCGTCATTACCCAACCTTGAGTAGCATTATAGTATACTAATCCAAAGGCTGCTCTATCTACATCAATTGTTAAATCTGTTGCGCTACCTTCAATATTATGTCCATTTCGTGCTATTGTAATATTATTTGTTGCCGCATTTCCAGTACCATCAATAATTCTTATTTCATCGCCAAGTACTGCAGCTACAGGAAGTGTAACTGTTACTGCAGTTGAAGTATCTACAATCAACCTGTCTCCAGCTTCTGCAGTATAGGCTGCTGTTTTCTCTGCCCAAGTACTACTACTTCCACCCCCAGAAGGATTAGTTTTTACCCATTGAGTAGATGAACCATCATCAATGTATACATACAAGAAAAGATCGTCATCGTCAAACCACAGGTCCCCTGCCGTTGGCGAAGTAGGTGCGGTATTCCCTACAGTTACAGAGGCACCACCACTTGAGCCTCCTGAGCTACCGCCCGCTCCAGAGGGATTAGTTTGTACCCATTGATTTGATGTGCCGTCATTGTAGTATACATATAATACTAAATCTACATCGTCAAACCATAGATCTCCTGCGGACGGACTACTCGGAGCTGTTCCTGATACGGTTACAGAAGCTCCGCCTCCGCCTCCAAGTCCTGAGATTGCAGCTTGAACAAACGCAGTAGTTGCAATTTGAGTTGTATTCGTACCACTTGTAGCAGTAGGTGCAGTAGGTGTCCCTGTCAGTGCAGGATCTGCAAGAGGTGCTTTTAAAGCTAGATTATTTGTTACTGTTGTAGAAAAGTTTGCATCATCCCCCAAAGCTGCTGCAAGTTCATTGAGAGTGTCTAAAGCTCCTGGCGCTGAATCTATAAGATTTGCAATTTCTGTATCTACATAGGAAACAGAAGCAGCATCAGTAATACCATAACCTGCCAAGGTAGTAGGAGTACCTGTAAGGCTACTCCAAGCTCCGTCAAAAATTTGAGAGTTATTTGCAAGTTCTACCCAGTTACCTGCATGAGCAAAATAGGCTTTTCCTGTTCCATGAACGTGTGCAAACATACCATGATAGGTTGATGCACTTGGTAAGTCTCCTGTAGTTGCAAACATATTTGCATAGTACGCCTTACCTGTAGTAATAAAATCGTTGCTACCAATATCTATATCTAATAAAGTACTAGCACCATCTGTAATACCATATCCTGCAAGAGTAGTGGGCTTTCCAGTAATTGTACTAAATGTTACGGGCTTATCAAATGTGCCTCTAGAATCTGATACCTGTATGGAAGTTGCATTGAGTGCTTTACCAGCAATAACAGTACTAACAGTAGTAGAAATAGTGCCGTTATCTTGTACATACATTGTTGTATCAGGAGTAAGCGATGAGTGTACATCACTAATTGCTCCAGCAAGCATTACAGTTACTGTATCGCCATCTGCAACAGTTGATTGTGCAATTCCTAAGTAAGAATCTTTTGTACTTGCAGCAGAAGTACGGAAAAACGAAGTATAGATATTACTATTATTACTAGGATAAGTGTCCCTATCGCTAGATACCATTGCAAGATAGCCCGCAGGATCATTCTCCCCCGCAGGGAATCTTAGCGAAGCACTACCATAATCTCTTGTTACTACTAGAGTAGCTCCTAGCTCATTTGCAAATACCCCAGAAGTCGAAACAGATGCTAAAGCTCTATGAATAGTTCCATCATCATATTTTGTAAGAATACCAAACTTATCATCTGTTTTTGAACACTTTATTGTATGCTCTAAGATATAATAATTTGCATTATTATTTCCAGGCCCCATACTAAGTACATTTGATTCTGCGTTTGAAGCAAATGCAAAAGTACTTCCATTAAAAGTAGAGCTTCTCATCATTAAATCGACAGGAGCCCCTACATACCAATAATTTCTTCGGCTAGAAATGAGCATTTCAGAGCCTACGTGGTAGAATATTTGATTTCCGTTAGTTGCCCAAGTCGTATTTGTTGCAGCAGTAGACCAAGTAATACTTGTTCCAGAAATTGTACCAATCGAGTATGTTACAGTTCCTCCAGAAAGAGAAGCTGCAACCAATTTATTATAAAGTTTTGACCACTCAAAAGCTCCATAAGCTGGAGTAAGACCAATTGCTATTGCGCTACCAAAAGTAATTGTAGTTCCTGATACTGTTACAAAATGACAGTCAGAACCATTTAATGCAATTAAATCACCAGTTTCAGTAGTAATAATTTTACTATACGCACCCACATTATTTGCGGGACCTATAGATAAAGTTCCTGAACTATTTGTAACAATATAAGAATTCGTTCCAACTTTAAGAATACCTGTTGAAGTCCCATTAATATGAAAATACTTATCAGGAGTAAGACTAGATAAAAGAGTTTGAGGAGTTCCAGGACTAAAAGTTAGAGTAGCAAGATTTGTATTCCAAATTACACCTACAGTTTGACCACTAGTATTCTGATAAAATTGTTGGTATACTCCGTCTTGATCGTTGTAATCAAGAGCATCTTTTTGAGTATAATAATGAGTAGTGCTACTACTATTTGCCAATTGCGCATGAGCGCCTGCTACAGGCGCTGTAGCTACTGCCGTTACCTCTCCAGTAGTTGCTCCAAGAGTTACTGCAGTTCCAGAAGTAATTGCACCATCTGCAATAAAATCTATTTGAGAGTCTCCGCCTGATGTACTAAATCCTGCGATCTCTCCTTGTACAAATGCAGTTGTTGCAAGTTGTGTGCTACTATCTCCTGTTGTTGCCGTCGGGGCTGCGGGAGTACCTGTAAATGTTGGAGAAGCTAAAGGTGCAGCATCTGTGATACCATATCCTGAAAGAGTAGTAGGAGTACCTGTTAGTGAGCTAAACGCTGCGTCAAAAGTACTGTAGTCAGTGCCTGCCACCGCTGCACTAATATTTCCTGCTCCGTCTGCTTTTACAATGCCATTAATTGCACCGACTACAGGATCAGTTTCTGTATAACTTGTGAGATAGCTACTTAAATCGGCGGGAGTAAATGTAAATACGCCCGTAGTATTATTATATGATAATCCACCGTTAGAATTTGGAGTGCCAGTAGTTACACTAAAACTATTAAGACTAGCATTTCCAAAACTAGAAGTATCTGCAGGAGTAAAGGTAAATACACCTGTAGTATTATTATAGCTAAGGGCGCCTCCTGAAGATGCACTCACAGTACTTACACTTAAATCCGTAAGTTCAATATCATTTGCCACTGCGGTCTGTACAAACTCCGTTGTAGCAATTTGAGTAGTGTTTGTTCCACTTGTTGCTGTCGGAGCTGTTGGAGTACCTGTTAATGCAGGATCTGCTAAAGGAGCTTTGGTTGCTAAACTATTTGTAACTGTAGTTGCAAAATTTGCATCATCATTTAATGCTGCGGCTAATTCATTTAAGGTATCTAAACTTGTAGGCGCAGAGTCTACAAGATTTGCAATTTCGGTATCAACATATAGCTGAGTTGCATAAGTGCTTAAATTAACAGGAGTAAAGTCAAATACGCCTGTAGATGAGTTATATGATAAAGCATTCGTTCCTGCTGCTAACGTATTAACAGAAAAATCTTGTAGTTCTGTTTTTGTACTAGAAAGAGCATATAAATCTATAGTAGAAGTTGAGTATAAGAATAGTGTTGAAGCTGACTGTGCTACACCTATTTTTACATCATTATCAAATTGTCTACTATTACGAAGAGTTCCTGTTACTCCAATAAATACTTCATCTCCTGCAGTCAGCCCAGAGAGTCCAGTAACTGGACCTGAAATAATAACTTCTACAGAGTTGCCTGTAGATGCTGTAGAATTTGCAAAACCTATGAAAGTATCATTAGAAGTACTTATTGTAGAAACAGTACCATCACTGTTTAAAACAAGAGCATCTTTAGCCGTAATATTTCCAGATGCAGTTAAAGACGTTTTTAAAGAGCGATTAGGTCCAGAGGTAGTAGCCCCCACACCTTTATCTAGTTCTGTTGAAATTAAGTTTCGTGGTACTACACTATCATCATCACCAATTGATGAATTTACAGGAAGTACTAAACCACCTGCAGTACCTTGAGAAAGACCTGCGGTACCAATAAAAACAGTATTATTTGCAAAGTGGCCTTCCTTAAAAGGCTTAGCTGCTGTACCAATTGTTGAATTTAACCCTACAGGAATTATAGAATTAACATACAAAGTATCCCAAGGACTAGTACTATTACCTAAGTTATTTACAGCATTAACATTAGAGCTAAGAGGTGATACATCTCCTACAACATTTTCTAGATGATATGTTACATAGCCTGAAGTAACTATTGTTGATGTATTAGCTTGGGCTTGCGTATAGCTTAGTGATTGTATATACTGTGGTACAGTAAAAGTATTAGAAGCGGATAAATCAGCTTTAGTAGCTAGGTCAGCAAAAAGTGCTGCATTTCCCAGTTGAGAATCATTTTGAACACTTAAAATAGGAGCAACTACGTCCTGAACAAACTGTGTATTAGCTATACTAATACTATCGTCTGAGGCCGCAATTGTCCTATTTAAAGTTGCATTTCCTGTTAATGAAGGGGCTGCCAATGGTGCCAGAGTAGCACTTGCATACTGCTCAAATTGAATAATGGCTTCTTTTAAGTTGATAAAATTTGTATCAACTTCTAAAACAGAAAGCAGTCTGTTAACAGCATTCGAGCTGCTACCATCACTATACGATTGAGCAGTATCTTTTGTTACAATAACAATGTTAGTGCCGATATGTGCAGACATTAAAAACCCCTATATTAACTTACTTTGTAAATTACGGCGTGTCTTTCAATTGTACAGACCAAGTAATTTGCAGAGTATCATCAGTTGCTTTATTTACTACGTTGAATGTGGTACGACACAGCATAGTTTGACTAATAGCACCCTTAGTAGAACCTGGAGCGTTAAGAGTAACGATTGAGCCTCCCAAAGTATTAGTTTGTGCTGTACCTGTTCCGCCGCTTGGAAGAAGGGGTGGATCAAATGAAGTTAAGTCTGCATTGGTATTAGCATCTACATCAGGCTCCAGAGCATTAAAAATACCTGCTTCTACGATTGGGCACTCGGTGCCTCCACCTGTAAAAGTTGTGCCAGTCGGAGCAGGATTCTGCTCTTTAAAAGTAGCTACGTATACAATACGAGTACCGGTCTTTTTAGTACCTGCAACAGCATTCGGAGGGCTAGTATTTGTGGGATCCGAAGTGTCAACAGGACTAGGCTGAGAACCATAATCATTTTCACTAGTTGGGTACCCTTCAGGATCTACACCTTGGTCAATTACAACACTACTACCCGCAACAGTACCTTGGAATACTCCGTCAACAGAAGTACCAAATTGAACAAAAGGATCACCATATGCAATATCTACAGGTACATCGTCTGCGTCTCCAAAAAATGGGGGCACTGGATCACTGGTGCCATTAATACCAGCATCTCCCTGATTGTAGTAGCCTCCAATAATGCCTCGAGTAGGAATGTTTCCAGATCCACCAAGATCTGCAGAATTAACACCAGTTACATCCCCCGCGCCACTCCAGCTAACTGTAGATTCTACAACTCCTGTTGATGGATTCAAACGACCAACCTGACTTTGAATAGGTGTAAACGTTAATGTTACAGGGGTGCCTGCAGTAGCAAATGCAGAGTTAGTGGTATCAATAGTAGCGTCCAAAGTAAACTCCAACAGACCGTCAGAATTAATATTTTTTGCAAGAATTTTTGTCCCGTCGGGAAAAGCTTTAGTGCCTCCTGACGTAGTATCGCTTACTGTCATAATTGCGTCACCAATGTTACCACCTGGCGCACGGATATATCTAGCATTGTAAGCATCTGATCCTTGGTTGGTTGTAGGGGCAATAGTAAGAGTTGTGCCTGAAGCTCTCAGATATGGAGCAGGAAGCGTGTCTGCAAAGTCTACAGTAAAAGTTGCATACTCTGCATTAAAAGACGTATCTCTTTTAACTTGTACACGAAGCCCTTCTTCAAATTCCAAGGCACGATCAGTTGCACTAGTGGTAGTAAATGAACCTACATTACCACCTCTACTTGCGTCTGCTTGGCCTGAGCCAATCGCCATATGGCTCATCATTCGAGGAATAACATGGCTTCCTCGAATATCTTGTTTTGGGTCTATTAAACGGCCGACAATATGGGCCAAACCGTAGTTTGTTACCATATTTCGAATAGTTTTATGTTGTTTTACTCGACCCGCGTTATCTCTCAAAACGAGATTGACAATTCCCTTGATTTGAGCACTGTCTTTTTGCATTTTAAAATCTCCTAAAAACTGGCGGATTTGCCATCTTCGCTGACATAAGGCTCCAAAAAGTATGAAGCGCAGTACACGGGTATAAAGGCGGATCCAGGGTCAGCAACCTCGACCGTTTCCGTATGTGTTCTATCAAAATGTCTCAGCTGTTGTACAAATGTATTGTCTGTCGCTGAATTTTCTGAAGCTATAAATATTGGAGAAAGTGTTTCTCCAGGTACTGGAGTCTGTTTGTCAACAAGAGTTAAATAACTAGCTTGTTGCCAGCTAGTACCGCTACCATTTCCTACTTGACTATTGCTTATATTTCCTGATGTCAAGACTCCCGAACCATAATAAAGAATTACATATAAGTGATCGTTAGAGCCTTTCAGTAGTTTAAGGCGGGGGTTACTTGCGTATCCTGGGCCGCCTCCGGGATTATTTATATTATAGTTTATATCTCCCGCATAAATGGCCTCTATATTACCTAAGTTTCTCCACCTAAATTCAGACTGTAATCCACTAGGTATATTATACGTTGGATAGAGTATATAATCATTTATTAAACCTCCATTAACTGTATCTTCATATGTAAAATTTCCTGCAGAAGGTCTAGTTGGGTCGGTTCTATTAGTTAAAGGCTGTATAAATCCATTTTGCCCATAAGAACCTAAAATATTAGAAATAGATATATCTATATCAGTAACTAGTACCCAATATCCTGCAACAGAGTTCCACAAAAAAGCAGTTTTAGTGGCAGAATTATAATAGTAAGGAGTGGAAAGAGTACTACCGTCATGCGCTAAATAACTACCTTTCCAAAAAAATCCAGTACTATAATTAAAGCTCCCTAAAGTTGAAGTACCAGGGCCATAGCCTGGTCGCTGCCAGCTTTCAAGAACATTGTTTGGAGTATAAGTATTATAAGCTGTATACGTATACCCCCCTACATCCGTTCTACGATTAACTAAAATACTTTCTGAAGCATATAAATTTTTACCCCATCTACGAAGTTGATATAATGATGAAGGAGCTTCTTTATTTAAATTTATAAGTGCCCCTGAGCTATCAAAGTCAGGAATAATTTCATATAAACTAACTTCACCGTCATTAATATAGGTTTCTCGAGCTTTTGAAACTTTTTCATTTCCTATATAAAAACGATCTGAAACTATAGGAGAACTACCTGATATAACTAAAGGAAAGTCTTGAAAGTTTAAAGTTTCGTTAGGGGCGCCTTCAATTCCTTCAATTAATTGTTGAACTTGATTTATTATTAACTTTCTACTAGAATTTTTAAAGTTCTTTCCTACAGTTTCCAATTTTACGTCATACAAATAATTTCCAAGTGCATCATGTATTGGACCTATATAAGACAATAAAATATCGTCTTTTTGTACTCGATTAGGAGTCATTTTAACATCAGAAGTTCCGTCTGCCCCGCTTCTTCTACTTCTAACAAATCCTGTATCTAAGGGAAAGCGAGGAAGTGCATATGATATATTTGTAAGAATACTTTTTTCAGCAAATGAAGATTCTGCACCTCCAAATAGTCCTTCAATATATTGATTATCAAAAGGATTTAAAAATGTTTTTCTATGGTAATTTGAAAAGTGTTTACTTATAGTTTCTAATTTTACGTCATATAAATAATTTCCTAATGCATCATTTACAGGACCTACATACCCCGCTCTTAAGAAACTCTTTATAGGTCCACGAGTTTCTTTTAATATAACATCTTCTGGTGTTCCGACAGGATTTTGAAGATAGGGGTAGAAAAATGCACCTACTCTATCCGTTTGTACGCTTGTGTTCCCAGAACTCGATATTAAAGGCGGCGTTACTTTTATTCCTGCATTGTTTGATAAAAACGGCGTTAGTGATCGACGCTTCTGAAAAGTTCCTCCAAGTAGTCCTAAACGCGCTAGTTTTTGAAATACAGTAATTCCCGAGTATCTTAATCTACCTTTATTATACCCCGATTGATATTTAACGCCCTGAGAATTTATTAAGTATCTGGGAGCTCTTGAGTCATTTAAGTCTCTATTAGTAAACTCTCTATAAAATAAGACTCTTTTACCTTGGGCATCCTTTGTAGGAAAATAACTATAGGGTCCAGAAAACCAAGTTTGAAACGGGTTTGTCCAATATCTATATCGAGTTTTATAGCCTGTTCCCATAAAGCTATAAAAATCTCCCTCTAAACTATATTCCGCATCTGCAACTAAAGCGTAATCTTCCCTTCTTCCACTGTCTGCTTGAAACCAAGCTAACTCTCTATTTGGAAGAGTTGGAAATGTGTTTGTTCCGTCTATCCAATGTCCTGCTCCGTACATAGAGCTTATATTAGGATATGTAGGTTGATATACTGGAGGAACCCAAACACCCGAAGAATTCCAATAGCCTCCTTGAGTTTGTTTTAGCTGATGTTTATAAAAAGTATTCCAAGCTCTCTCATAGTAAGAATCTGTTACTTGGTTAAAACTAGTATGCGATTTAATTTTTGGAGCGCCGGGAGTTCTTGCAGAGACTCCTGACTGTTGAAAATCCGTTATAAATTCTACCGGTAGATCTTTGTTTATAAAGTATTTTTCTTTTCTTACTTCTTCAAAATGTAATCTATCTTTAAACGTTTTTGTTGCGGAACTAAGCTGAGGTAGCTTATCCGTAAGTTCTACTTCAGATAAAGGATTTTTTCCTGGCCCTAAATCTACAAAACCTAAAGTGTGTCTCGGTGCAGCTGGTACGCCAGGATGGGGGCGAGTCTGCGGATATCTTCGTACAGTAATCCCTACTTCTTCTTGGGTTTCGTCTCTGATACCCTGTATGGATAATAAAGGATTGTGAGGATTAACTTCTAAAACTCTGTGCGAATTTGCTATTGTCTTCTTCTGTGAACTTACAAAATTTATTCTATCAGTATTTAGAAGAGCATCTGAAAAAACTAAAGCATCTTCTTTTACAAATGCATCTTCACTTTTTAAGCCAAGAGTCGCTCCCAGTTTTACAAAATTAAATAAAGGATCTGCAGCTCTTTCTGCTTGTACTGCAACAATAAAATCTAACCCGGGCTTTTGAGCAACTCTACCATCTCCAAAGGGATCTACTAGTTGCGTAGCATGTCTTGCAAATTTATTAAATAGCCAAGGAGCATCATCTTCTTGATAAATTTTATCGCTTAAAAGATGACTTTTTGCTGAAAGAATAGAATCTAAAGTTTTTAAGTTATCTTGTACAGGCTTATGAGACTGTTTAAGAATTAATTTAAACTTTCCTGGAACAGATTGAGCATATACAATATTTTTGTTAGTAGTACCAGCACTACTAATAGCATTTATATTTAACTGCTTTCCAAATAACCAAGTTGCAGTATCTAGTGTGCGAAGCCTATCTTGCTGTATATCTGTAACTTTTGATATTGATGCTATACTGTCCGAGCTAGAAACTTTATCTTGCTTTAATTTACCTATTAAAGTGAATTTAACAAAATTTAGTAAAGGATTAGTAGCCGCACTATTTCTTGCTGTAGTAGTGTAAAAAATATCTTTACTGGGAGTATTAGCATTTGTATTAAATTGTTTTCCAATTGTTTTATCTTCTTCTTGAGATGTAAATACTTTATCTTTAGGATCTACAATTCTACTTATAATAAAGTTTTCGACAGAAGAAGCTCCTTGTTGTATAGGAGCACGGAAAAGAAGAGTATTAATTCTTTCATCTAAAAATTCTACAATGTGATCGAAGCCCGGCTTTTGAGGTACACTACCATCACCAAAAGGGTCTACTAACTGCGTCTCATGAGGAGCTGTAATAGCTTGGACGCGTTTAATAGAATCTTCTAAAAATACTAAATCTCTTGGATTAGTATACCTATAGATATTTGGAACTTCTAATACTCTTGCTGCATCAAATTGAGGACGATTTCTTATTAAAATAAAGTCTATTTGTTCGTCAAAAAACTCTACAATAAAATCAAAATCTGATTTTTCATCCTTAGTAGCGTGTCGAGCTGTTATGTCAGGCAGTCTTTTGGACACCCGATCGCTTGTAAACAAAAGTTCATTTTTTGTTTTAACTTTAGGAGTAACTATAGAATCTGAAAACAGTATGTTTTCTTGCGGCAGTCGTCTACGAAGGTGAAAATAATCAAACTTTTCTACAGTAAGTAGCTCTTCATCTTCACTAAGAGCTGGCTGCTTAGATACTAACTCAGGAGTAATTAATACTTCATTGAACTTTCGTCTATAGTGTACAATTTTTGCAAAAACATCCTCTTGAAATACTTCATCCAAGAGAAAAAATCGTAAAAGCTGTTCGTGAGTAATTCTTACATCTAAAAAAGATAGAAGAGATACCGAAGCAGCATCGATTTCTATAGCAGTATCGCTAGTATCTGCTATTAATAAAGAGTTCTCTATTAAAGAATCTATGCGAAACTTTCCGCTCATGTATAATCATCCCGCACCTGTATAGTAATTTGTTCAAAAGTTGTATAAACTTCTGTCAAAGGATTATTACTCTCATCGACGCCTGCGGGTACAATAAACTCTACCTCTGCTTCATAAAAATCATCGTCTACATCGGCATGAGTTAAAAAAGGCTTCAAATTAAAAACATATTGGCCTTGAGTATCTGTAGATTTAAATTCGTCTGCCGCAACACTCACAATTGCAGTAGGAGTATCTTTTCGTCGAATATTTAAAAATACATTAGCAGAATCAGTGACAAACCTGTCATTGTTTTCATTTTTAACAATAACTACAGTTAAATCAGGTCCTGTATCGTTTTTAACAAGTGTCACTAATCTATTCATTGGAAGGGCGCTAACTTCTTATTTAAGAAGGCTTTTTTTAAATATTCTATGGTATGATTATAACAAAGCATACCTGCCTTGTCAAGATATATTTTTTGTAAGGGTATTAGTAGTTAAGAAAATGCAATGTCGCATACAGCACGTACTTTTTCATCTCGTTGAGAATAATCATCCTCGGCATAAATTACATAACGATGAAAAGAAGAAGAAAGTAAATTACCATCTTCTAAAATTTTTGTTTTTTCTCTTACTTGAACAGCGACTATAGTATTAAAGGACTCATCTTGAGTTTCTACAATCTCTATTCTATCAACCACTGTCTGTTTAGTTAACGCCATTTTTTACTCTCCTTATGTCGTTTGATAAGCTATTCCAAATGATAAACCAGTATTGGTTCCTAGCATAGATCCTGGTACGGCTGTTGGAGACCCCGATGCGGTATTATACTCTAAATATAAAGTGCTTGTCCCCGCTATAGCGGTTACATAAATACTTGCCCCAGAAACACTAGTAGCAGAATTCGTTATTCTTACAGGAGCAGTGCCGGATCTACCTATAGCAAAGGGTAGCCCTGTTATTGGAATGGCACCAGCTGTACTAGTACCTATATTAAATGCAGACACACTAACATGAACCAACTTTCCTGTTTTTACGTAGTATTGAGTTCCTCCAGAATTTCCCGCGATAGTACAAGTCCAAGTTCCAGATTCTACTACATCCAGATCCGATTGCGGAACGTTTTCAAAAGCACTGTTTCCGCTATCGTAAACAAGAACATCCCCTTGAGTTGCACCAAGAATATTTACATCTGTTAGTCCAGCAAGAGTTTGTCCTGCACTTGCTTGATTTACCCAAGTAAAGTCGCTAGTAGTTCCATCCCAAGCTAAAATTTGTCCAGATGTTGCACTAGAGGTATTTAGTCCATAAGGCAGCACACTGTCTACTTCATTTCTAAAATCATTTGATGAGATATCTATATGATAAAAGGGAAGGTGGCGAGAATGCCACTCATTACCGTCCCAAGATAAAACGTGGTAGGTACCACCGGTATCTACAGCGGAGTCTACATTACTTAAACTACCTAATGTTATGCTGGTGCCGGGAGCTTGAGCCACCCATTTGCTGTCTATAGACCTCCAAGTTAATACATCGCCATTTGATCTACCTCCTACTGCCGTATCTGCTAAGTTAAATAGATAAAGCATTTGAGGTTCCCACTCACTATTTGTGGCATCCCATTTTAAAACAGAGTCAGAAGAAAAAGGAACATTACTACTAACATCCCCTAGATCTCCTAAGTTAAAAGTACTAAAAGCTTTATTTTGCCACTCTCCGGCTGTAGTATCCCAAAGCAGTAATTCATTATCTGTCGCTGGAGGGTTAGGGCTATATGCTACATCATTAAAGGTAGCTATACTTGGCTGTGCATTTACCCAGCCTCCTGTGGGCCCTTGGTAGAAAAGGTAACTACCGGACTGAATACTTGTTATTGTTACATCAGTAAGTCCTGCGACGTCAAGAGTAGCCTGTACATTTAAGTTACCTGTTCCTATTATAGAATTTCCATTAATTGTATATACATCTGTAAGGTACCCCGCACCATTTGTTAATTGATTATTATTTGTAGGTATACTTGGTAAATTACTTAAATCATTATAATTACCTGTAGTAGCTACAGTTGCAAAACTCCCTGAAGTTAAAAATCCTGAATCATTAGTTAAGTCACTAGTTTTTGTAGGTATAGTTGGTTTATTACTTAAATCATTATAGTTGCCTGAAAAAAGCAAATTAGTAGTATCAGTTAGATCACTAACATCACTAGGTATTTGTGCACTTGTAATAAACCCAGAGTCATTTGTTAAATCACTAGTTTTTGTCGGTATGCTTGGTTTATTAATTAAATCATTATAAGAGCCTGATGTTGCTACTGCATGAAGATTTGGAGTACCATTTAAATCACTATAATTACCACTTGTGGCTACTGCATGAAGGCTGGTCGAAGTAACATAGTTTGCATCATTAGCTAGAACAGAAACATTATCCCCCGGCTGTACTGCGGAATCTGCTTTTGCTCCTTGAGCTGCGGTAGCAGCATCGGTAATCCCATAACCTGCTAAAGTTGTGGGAGTATTAGTTAAGTCAGAAAATGCTACTGTTCCAGGACCCCAATTTGTACCATCATATTTTAAAAGTTTATTCGCGGTAGCCCCAGTAGAAACATTTGTTAAACTTTCTAACGTATAATCAATATAGCTTAATTTTGTACCATCATGCTGTAAAATTTGAGTGCTAGAACCTCCTGCTACTTTCAGTCCTCCTGTTCCTATATCTGCGGCGTTTGCAAATAATTCTCCCCATCTTTTAGCTGAACTACCAATATCATAACTATTTGCTGTAGTAGGAATTAAATTTTCTTCAATTTCCGCATTAAAAGTAACTACATCGGTAGAAGAAGTTCCAAGTAAAACATTTTCTCTTAAATGAGTAGAGCCATAAACAGATAGACCATCAGCAACTGTCCATTGAATATTAGATTCCCATGCAGGCCCCGTACCTCCAGATCCATCTGGTAAAGAAGAAGCAATATTATATTGAATTGCTGCAAAAGCTCCGTCAAGAGTAATACCTCCTCCTTGTGCTGCTGCAGCATTTCCTGCACCATCTGCAAGAACTATATTTTTATCGTCTACAGTCATAATAGTACTATTTACTTCTGTTGTAGTACCATCTACTTGTAAATTTCCTGCAATAATTACAGTACCCGTATCGTCTCCATGAACTGCTGGGTCAATTACAAAGTTAGCAGGACCTCTTAGCCAGCCTCTTAATTCTAAATTATTCATTTTAGAATTAATGTCTGTACCATCGTAAGTTATAAAGTCTCCTGCTGCTGGATCTCCTATAGCTACTTTATGTAAACCGTCTGTAGGATCTACGCCGAACCAAAAACCGGTACCAACACCGTAATCAGTCATTCCCCCACGAATACTTCCTCCAGCTACGTCAATTCCGGCATTTGGACCATTTATTGTAATTCCATCACTTGTTCCTGTTTCTGCTTGCTGCTGAGGATTTAAATTAGAAACAGCGCCTATAAAGGAACGATTTAGTATAAAGTTTAATACGTAAGGTGGCCCATCAGGACCTCTAAGAACTTGTGCAAGAACAGCGTCATTAGAATAGTTAGGACGATAAACAGCTCTATAAGCTGCTTGAACTTGAAGTTCGGTTTCAAAAGAACGATCTAAAGTAACTTGGGTATCACTGTTAATTTCTATTACTTTGGCCCCTAATCCTAAGTATTCGTCATTAATAGAGCCTACAGGAAAAGTTACAGTATCATTAACTTTAAGAGATTGTCTAAACCCTGAACCTGTCATTATACCGTCAGTTGATACCGCAACATTTCCAATGCTAAGCCAATTACTGCTATGATCCATAGCACGCGTGCCATCCCCCATAAATCTCCAAAACGGTAATGTTGGCATTGCATGTTTGTCCCACTCCACTAAATGAATGGTTCTATACTGCGCTTGAAATAGTATATAAAGTTCGCGTGTCTCGTCAGGAACTACTCCATCTAAGTTTACTACTTGAGGCTCTGATACTGTGATTGCATTTTGAGGATTTACTATTGAAGATATATTAACAGGATAGCTTTCAAAAGTGTAATCAAATTCGTCAAAATCTTCTGTAGGTTGAGGATTTAAAACGGTTCCTTCATAAGTCCAGCCGTCAGGATATAACTCTGCTACTAAATCTCTTAAGAAAGGCCAATTTATTAAACCCCTATACCTACTAGATACAGGATCTCCTGCTCCTTCCTCTGTACTTTGAGTTTCATCGGCTCTAAAGGAATTGACTGTATCTGCATTAAAACTAGCATATGCACCTTTGGGCATACCATCATGAATACGAGGGCCTATAAGAGTAAACTTTTGCCCATCTCTATTTATCCGTACTGTTTTAAATTCAGAATAGTTTCCTTTATGAGAAACACTTCTTACTTTAAATGTAATTTCTTCTGACATTAATCAAATCCTGGAAAGTTTATTGACTTTTCTGTGGTGGTTACAGGAGACACTACTGTATCTGCAGTATGTACTATTTCAAAATGACTAATCCATTCGTCATTTTCTGGTCTATCCCACGATAATAAAATTTCAGAGAATGGAGTAGCTTGAGGGCCTTCAAATGAGGCGTGCAGATTTTTAACTGAAGGAATGACATCAGGCTCTTTTTCTGCATAAGCACTAGGGGGTATAGCTCCTAAGTCATATTCTTTTTCTATTTCTCCGAATTTTTGATTATAGTGCTCCACGGCCGTTACAGCAAATATATTTTTAGATTCTTTTGCTATATCTAAAACTTTATACGTTTTTGCTGACCCTAATATTTCGGCCCCGTCTGAATTTATTTCTCGTATAGACCAAATTAAATTTGCTCGAGGAACCTTATCTAAACTACTAGCTAAGTTAATGGACGATGTTGTAACTGTCCCGGGGTTAGTTATATCTACTTTTTGCACATAAGTTGCAGAATGCCAAGACATTTGAAGTAATGTATCTCCAGCAGAACTAGAAAATGCATTTGAAGCTTTACTCTCACTATCTAGACTTGTTAAAATATAGTCTTTGCCATTAAAAACATAAGCTTCTGGTATTCTATCGTTAGTATTATAAGTTGTTCCATTTATAGCAATTGATTGAGCTCCGGTATAAAAAGCCGCGGGCTCTGTAATTACTAGGTACATTTCATAGTCACTTGTAGAATTAAAAGTTATCTCTCTGTCTAAAACTAAAGAATTAAGAGTCCCTCCACTACTAAGTCTTCCGCCATACGAAATTCCATATCGATCTCCATCTTGTACTGTTATTACGTCCCCTGGCCTTATGAAAGCACTACCAAAAGACGTCTTAAATGTAACGACTTCTCTTTGATTCTGTGCCGTCCATAGTTTCCACTTTCCCATTCGTATTGCTTGACTTTCAGAAGTACAACCAAAGGCTACTACTTCTTTTGTCCTAATTTGTCCAGTTTTTGCAATATCTGATTTGTCTTCTATAAGTAGAGGGACTAGCTCATAGTTTGCAGCAGGGTCATTCCAAGTTACAATTATTTGATTAAATTTTGTATTCTCAGGAGTTCCTTCATACGCAAAACGCCCATCAATAACATTAGCTTTTGTAAAGTTATAAACGGGATCAGAAGGAACATCTTGTACTAAACTTATTTGACCGTCTAGCCAATAAATTATAGAGGCAAAATTGGTTGCCATATCTTTCAATACTTTATAAATTTCGATCGGCTTAGTAAGAAGTACATTCATTCTATACCGAGGTTCTAATAATTCTGCCGTTCCTTCCATATCAGAAGGAGCGCTATCTGTAGGACGTATGTACCTAAATTCTGTTCCCACATTTCCATCAGGAGCTCCTATGTCTGTCCAAGGTATTGCTCCTGTTGTTTTAATTCTATAAAACTCTCCTGTTTTAAAACTAGTAAAACCTGCAATTTTACCTGTACCTACTAGCTCATCACAATATCTAGCAATTCTATATAAAGAGTACTTATCGATATCAAACTCAGAAATGTACTGTCCGGCACCATACCTATTATTTGTTACTATATCATAAAAACACCAAGCAGGATTATCAGTATAGTGTAAAACTTTTTTAAAGTTTCCTCCCCAAAAATTTTCATACTCGGCTTTGCCCGTATGAGAGTACTCCCGAGGAGTGTAAGATTCGGGAATTTTTACTAACATTCCGCGCATTTCATAAGTTCTTCTGGGAGCTTTATTATACTGTTTAGAATTAAAAATTGTATTTACTAGTGCTGTGTATGGGTAGGTGAATTTATCTTTTATGACACATTGAATTTTACTAATTACCGATTCTGCAACCGTATAATAGTCTGTCTTATCATCTTCACTGCCTGCCGATCTTCCAGTTGAGTAAACAGGTAGCCCTGCACTTCTAGTTTGTCTAGCTACTTGTAGTACAAAAGTATCAAAAGGTCTGAAACTTTCTAAGTCTATAATATGTTCATAAGAAATTCCTGCTCTTGTTCTTCCCCAATGTCTAACAGAATTTCCAAATAAATCAACCCAAGGTCCTGTAATTCCATTTGTTGTAAATTTTATTCTAAATTTGTATATAGCATAACAAGTCAATAGACTTCCATCCTCTTGATTCATTGTATGTAATCCTTGAGGGTAGGTAATCATTAAAGAAATTTGATCCATTTCGTTTATTTTTGCATTATTTGCAAAAGCACTTGATGGAATATCTGTAGGATTATTTACAGTATGTGCGTTTAACTCCAGCTGACCTAACCCTGTTCTATTTACATATCCATTTTCTGGATCGATATTAGGAAGCCCGTGTATATCAAAAATTGTTATTGATTCATTGGTATTTTTGCCGTAGTCTGAAAGAGTAGGATTATTAGGATCTGGGGCTAATATTTTTAAGTCTGTGGTAATTCCTCCTAAATTTCCTTCTGTAACTACGGCCGCCCCTACAGTGCCTACTTCTGATAAAGGCTCTTGTATCAAATAGCCCCTACGTTCTTGCGAATAAAGCCCTTCTACTTTTAAAAAATTACCCGCAGTTCTCCAGCCTCCAGACTGTCGATTATAGTAGTCTACCCAAGCGTCTTTTTCGTCGGGCAATAAATAATTTGGTGCATCGTCTACAGTAACTTCATCTGGTAATTCTATCTGGGATTCTTCTTCGAAATTAAACTGAAGAGAGCTTGTAATTGAAAATATATAATTTCCTGGTTGTGGTTCGTTTTCGGTTACAACACTTTTGTTGTTAGGAATACTAGCAAGAGCAAACTTTTTAGCAATAAATAGTTTATACTTTTGGGGGTAAATGGCAACATAAGGATTTTTTGGTTCAAATATAATAGTATTTGCAATAGCATATACAGTCTGGCCCCCCATAACACTACCAGCATCTGCTGCTACTAAAAAGGCGCGCGAATTTTCATCATTTAAGGTAATCCACCTTTGTATATCTCCGCTTAAATTATTTGCTGCATCAGCTGTAATTCTTACTTGATTATTTGCATCTCTTACAGTAGATGTAATATCTAAGTCATCTACGAATAAATAATCAAATAAAATTATACTTTTTCCGGTTGCATAGTAATCTCCGGTACTGGTATCAATCATATAATCTGGTAGCGTACTCCCACTTGATAAAGTTCCATTTTTACCAGAAAATGCAATTCTAGTACTAGGATCTATAGCGGAGCCTAATACTCCTTGGGGAGGAATATATCCTAAATATTTTGCATCTTTTACAGGAACATCATCAAAATAAATAGACCCTGTTCCATTTACCAAACCTGCTACTGGGCCTTCACATATAGCATCAGTAATAGAAATATTTTGTATTACTGTGCCTGACCCAGTTTGAGTAAATACTCTTTCTGTTTGATTTACATTACCTGAATTATTTGGTCCGCCAATACCTAAATTAAATAGGTAATTCGCACCCCCGATACCATCTGGCATAAATTTACTCCTTTACTTAATACTCAAATCTTGGAATAATACTTCGGTCCAAATCAGGCCCACTGGGTGGACGGGTCGGTTGAGTATCTCCACCATCACCCCCTCCATCAGTTCCTCCGCCATTGCCGCCATCTGTATTTCCGTTATAATTATCTGTGCCTTCCTCATTTGTATTATCGGTATTTGGTGTGGCAGCGTTTAAAGGGTCTCTATGAACAAATACAGCAGCTGCATTAGCAGTTTGAAAACTAATTGGCCTCCCTGATATTCTTAACTGCCCGTAAAGCACCGGGACAGGATCTCCTTCAGCAATTACTTGTCCCGACCCCTGAAAAAGATAAGTATCCTCTTTTGATGCGCCACCATTATCTGTCGCAGGATCAGGCATCATCATTTCAGTTAATCCCTGCATTAAAAGTGCTCCCCCAAGAACTGCAAGTCCTAAAGCAGCACCTATTGCTAATCCACTAGCTCCTCCTGCCATAACGGTTGCAAATAATGTTTTTCCTGCTGCCGCCCCTAAAAACTGCATTCCTGGAACGAATAAAAGTGCTACCATCAAGAAGCCTACAATTGCTTTTACAACTCCTCCAGAACCTGCTGGTATAGCACGAATTGTCATTGCGCCTGTATCATAGTGAAGCAAAAGCTCGGTCTCATCAGTAATAGGTGTATCATCTACTTCGCAAACAAATTCTATACCTTTTTCCGAAGATTCTATTAAATATGGACGAAGCTCTGGAAAATTACAATCAAGGCATTTAACAACATCTTGGAAAGAAGATACGTCCATAGTAAATTCTTTTCCGAACTTTTCGCCTATATCCCCTTCTAAATATATTTTACGCATCATATCTATAAACTCCTACAATTGTGGGGGCCCATCTTGGAAACAAAGATTCTCGGCAAGAAAGACGATGTACTGCATGGTGAAAAAACATATCCTTGCCTATATAAACTCCGCAATGATTTGGTACATCTGACTCCATTTGAAAAATTAATACATCATTTATCTGTAATTCTTTTTTATCTACGCGTTTTCCTCCCCATTGCTTTGCCATATCATCAGTAAAATAATTTAAATCTTCTTTCTTCCACCAATTTTCTTCAAACAAAGCTCTAGGAGGGATTTCTATATTTTGAGTTTTTAAATAGTCTCTAATAGCTTCGAAACAATCCATTACTCCAAATTTATATTCTCTACCTATTAAAGGAAATGCTTTTGTGGTTGGTTCTACTATATTTAAATTCATTTCCGAATCAAAAATATAGTAAGGTATTCCCGTACTGTTACATCCGTTTATATCAGATTCACTAGGTTCATTACTAGTATTTATATGGTTATGAACTATTCCTAAAATATCTGCTTTTTTAATTACATTTAAATAATCTTTTGAACACATTATAAAATCTTGATTATTTGTAGCAATATTTTTACAGGGAAACCATTGTTTTTTTCCTTCAACAATTCCTATAATTCCGCAGCCTTCTTTAGGATATTCTTTTGCAAAATGTTCTTGTATTTCATCTATCATTTAAATTTATTTGTTCCTATAAATCCGCCAAAAGGAAGAGGCAAATAAGTGTCTAAAACTCCAGGGGTACTAGTTGCTTGAAACCGAACTTTACAAGAGTTTACTCGTTTTCCACAAACATCTATTCTCTTCCAAACGCCTTTTTGAGTATTTGGATTTCTACCCTTGCTCGGATTAGTTGCCTCCCAAATTCTTATATATCCATCTCCATTATAACCATCAGTAAAACTTATTTCAGTACCTTTTAGTATCGGGCCAAGAAATGCACGACTAAATGTAATTTTATATTCATATGATAAAACAGTATTACCAGAGGTCATCCCGGGAGTAAGTGTAACATTAGTTACAAGACCTGGAGAATTTAAAGTACTAGGTATTAAATAATAATTATTTATTTTTGCTAGTATCTGTGCCGCATCGTCAGCTTCCATCCAGTCTCTATTGTACGCAATATATAAATCAAAATCTCCAGCATTAGCATTTTTGACTACTTTACTATTATAAGTTGTAGGAATATATACTGCGCTTGCTCCAGTAATAGTTTTTACTCTGTCGCCCTCTACATAGGATGTTGTTGGGCTCCAGTCAGGAAATGTTGCTGCACCTACTATTAACTCATCATTTTCATCAAAAAATAAGTTACCTCTACTATTTAAAGGAAAGGTGCACCCTCCTTGACCATTTTCAAAAAAGCCCTGATACTTCCAAGGACAGTATTTACCAATAATATACCTGTTAGGTAGTTTAAACCCTTCCAGATCTAAAGGACTGGCAAGTTCTAAAGCCATTAAAGGTCCTGTTTCTTGAGCTACTCTATTTATATAATAGGAAGCTTTTGGAAATTCTGTAGGGCGTTCAGGCAGCTGTCCTTCATTGTAAGTATACTTTAATAGTGTAGTTCTGTATGTTACTTTGCTACCTACTAGATCTTGAGCACTAAAAATACCTTCAGACTCTAAAATATTTATAAGTAATTCTTCGTCTCTTGTACCATCTCCGTCATTCATAACGGTTCTTGCAATTCCAGGTATATTTGCTAAAGTTAAAGTGGGTCTTGAGGAAGCTCCGCTACTTTTAACATCTATACCTTCTATCATTATAGGCATAGCTACATATTCATTTAGTACAGATCCTTTGGAGTCTGGAAAATATATATTGTCTAAAGAGCTCTCGTCGAATCCATTGTACAAAAATGCCATGTTTCCTGAAGGTAATTGAATTTCAAATAATTCAATAAAATTATCTCCAATATCCTGATCTTGTACTACCTCTATTAAATTTAGTCTGCCATCCTTTTGAACATATCCACTAATAGTCCAAGTATAGCTTGAAGAAGGGCTAAATGTGGGATTAGAGTTTGATCTAAATTCAACTTCGAATGTTGATTCTTCAGTACTGTTAAGAAAAGTGATATCAAAATAAGTAATAGTTGTTCCCGTTAAGGGAGAAACATCTGCATTTGTAGTACTTATAACATCTATTACTCTATACGGATCATTTGGATCATTTTCTAAAATTACCCTAATTACATCCTTTTTATATACTAAAAAGTCATTATAATTTAAAATATCAGGAGTTAATGTTAGAGAATATATGGAGGGTGCGCCGGTATTTTCGTCGTCTCCTCCTCCGGGTGGAAATGCTGAAATAGCTAGAGAATTACTAGTTATGAACTCACTGTATCCATCTCCGTCTGTAAAACTAATTGTTAAAGATAAAGAAGTTCCTAAGTCATAAGCAACTGTTGTATATGTAGCTGCATTTGCTCCTGTTATGGGGTAGCCGTTTCTATTCCATTGATATTCAAAAGTACCTAGTCCGTTACTGTCTGCAATATTTTCCGTATGAGAAAACTCATATCCAAATCCTACTTGATTTCCATCAATTGTAACTGTGCCAGTTGCAGCAACATTGGGGGGTACATACTCTTCTACCTCAAAAGTAATTTCATCAATAAAAGTATTCCAGCCCCCAGTAGTAGAGGCAGAAGCAGTTCCATTAACAAATTGCGGAGTAGTATTATAATGATGAAGTTTTAGAAAATATCTTCCTGGAGGACACGATGCAGTTGGTTGAATTTGTACAGCAGTAGTAGTGCTTGTTATAGATACTTGCCCGCTCGTATTTACAAAATAACTAGGATCGATTAAAGTATTTGAGCCGCCTCCACTTACAATTCTCCACTGAAAAGTTTCAGGAGTAGCTACAGGAGCATCAGAAACATGATAAGGAGTCCAAGTACCTGCTACATAAGGAACAAGACTGGTAGGGGCAGATATATTAATAGTTCCACTAGCTCCCTGAAGAATACTAGTTCCTGCAGAATTACCATCCCAGCCAAGAGTAGAAGGAAGCCATAAAATTCTAACAGAAGCTTGCGCTTTAGTAGTTAACTCATTTCCCGTAGTTGCAGCAGTAAAAAAGTACCACCTAGCATAATGATCATTATTATCAAAATTGGTATAAGTCCAAGTTTTATCTTTCTCATTATGATCTAACCACGGAGGATCTGGATCTGGATCATTAGCTGTAGGATCTGAGTTAGGAGAACGTACATAACGTATTTCTTTAACAATAGCGCCTTCAGTTCCTGTGTATTCTGTTTGTACATTGATAGTGTCTCCGACTTTTGCAATAATTGCGTAGTTATCAGATACATCTGTAGTCGGGGGAACATACCCGGGACTATTTAACTCAATGTAATAATCAAATTGACTCATGGTTCATAAACTCGTCTAAATTCTGCGGTTAGAGAATGATAACTATGGTACAAATATTTTATATTATATCCCTCACACACTACTTTTATAGTTTGATTTCCATCATACTCTGGAATAATTATATCAAAGTTTTTTGCTTGATGTACATCTAGAAACTTTGCTATAAGATTAATATCTTCTTTAGTTCTATTAGAAAAAGATACTCCAAACATATCTCTTTTAGAGTTTGTTCCATCTATAGCTCTTTGTTCATATCCATCTCCAAATTTTGCGGTCAAAATATTAAAATTTGAAGCCCTACTTAAACCCCTATCAAAAGTATAGAAAGAATCTGTAAGAGGAACTCCTCCAGATATAGCATCTGCAGGAACTTTTAGTATAAATATCTCTCCATAAGAGGATGTCCCTCCTGCAGTCCCGGGATCAATGCTCCATGCTCCTATTACGGCATTATATACATATGTTACTCCATTGTATGTATAAGTATCGCCATTTGAAGGACTACCTGGGAAATCTGCTGCCATTTAAGTCTCCTTAATTATCCTCAAGAGCTGCAATAGCTGCTTGAAAAGCCCCATAATCTGGAGAAGCCGCTGCAATTTCTTTCAACTTTGCTGTAGAGATGAGTCGAGTAGAGGTGCTGGGTGCCCCTCCTGCTTGGTGTTGAGCTACTTTTATATTTCCACTATCAGAGTAAATTGTATTATCTGACAAGTATAAATGTCTTATCTTATATTCAGCAGACCCTAAATCATATTGAGCATTTGTATCCGGGATTAAGCTTCCTGACATTCCTAAAGCAGGAAGATTCCCTGTTAAAGCCGATGCATCTATAGTTGTGCCTGCTTTAATTATTTGGGTGACTTCCGAAATTGGAGACCGTTTTAAGTTAAAAGTATATACATATACATTTGAGCCGGGCACTGTATCAACAGGTATTTCCCAATCATAATAATAATTAGGATCTCCTGCAAAACTTACTGCTGTAAAAGTGGCAGCGCCAGTTGCTTTCAATGTTGTATTTGCTGGGAAGTTGCCGTTGGCATCAGTTTCACCAGATATCGCGGCACCAGTTAGCAGCTCGAAAGAATCATCTTTTTTAATTGATGCAAATTTTTCATTAAAAGGAGATTCTGTTGGAGCTCCAGGCCCATTAGTTCGTATAACTAATTTATTTCCTGTTTGCCAATCTACATAAGCAACTCCTCCTGTGCCTTCACCTCCAAAGTCCATAGTTTCGCCAAGAACAAGTTGTCCTGACGAATCTGTGCTTAAAGTTTGATCGCCCATAAAAATGGTATTATTATCTAAGTACAAATATCTCCATTTTTGGGTAGCACTTCCTAAATCGTAACTTACACTGGTTGAGGGAAGGAAATGAGTATCTAACCGTAAGTTATTATTAGAATCAAAATCTAAAGTGCTAGTTCCATCTGTAATGCTAGAACTACTGCCGCCCGACCCTGCATCACTCGTATAAATTGTTCCTGCCATTGCGGAGTGGTTTTCGTCCACATAATAGAGAGTAGAAGGAGCATCTAAAGGTACAGTAAATGAAACCCTATCTCTATCCGCTCCATTATTTGTTACTCCATCTGTAGCCCCTAAAACATTTGCCGCATCATAAGCCCCTGAAGTACTTTGAATCCATAAAGGATGTCCACTGCTTAGTTCAAAATTTCCAAAATCTGCATAGACTTCTGTAGAATCTCCTGAATTATTTCCAAGGTCAAGTACTCCTAAAAGAGCTACCCACCGATACTGTCCTGTGGTTGTAAAAGTATAACTATACGAAGTAGCAGAACTACTCGTGCCAATGTAGTATCCTTCGCTATTTTGAGGATAGGCTCGATAAAAGCCTCCATTTGTTATATCTACTAGCCAAAATTGTGCGCGTACTTCTTTTTCACTAGTTCTTTCATGATAAGAATTGATTTTTTCCCAAGTAAGTACATATCCTTCTTTTACATTAAAAGTAGGGGAAGCTGTATAAGCTTTTCTATACCAGTTACTAGACAACAGAAAGTATGTTTTTGTATAAAGCCTTACATAATTTCCCGCTCCTGCAGCTGTAAATACATAAACACCTTGAGTTGTAGTTTGTGAGTTTCCTTCAAACTGTGTATCTGTATGCGCTTGGGCTGGAAAAGTTTGACCATTTATACTATCCGCAGAAGTAATATAGTTACTGCTAGAAAAGGCCCAGCCGTCTGAACTGGTAATAGGACTTAAACTGTCAAAATCACCCGGATCAAAATAATATGTTATACCCTTTTGAAGATATAGATCAGGATTTGTTCTTGCAACGGGAAATCCTGCCCCTGAGAAAGAAAAAGCAGAAGGAGTTCCACTAGTATAAGTAGGCTCGACATCAAATACAATTGAACTTGCACCATCAGCACCATCAGCACCATCTACTCCATTTACGCCGCGTAAATCTCCTGTGCTAAAACCTAGTCCATCATCAGAAGTAAATGTTACAGTACCTGTACTTATATCGTAAGAGCCCCCAGTAAACCCGGTGCCATCAGTTCCATTAGTACCATCTGCTCCATCAACTCCATCAGCACCATCTGCTCCAGCAGGTCCCGTAGCCCCAGTAGGGCCAGTAGGACCAGTGGGACCAGTGGGCCCTTGCGGGCCTACCACTGTTCCGGCATTAATAGTTGTACTATCTGCAAGAGTAAGAATTAAATCATCATTTGCATTTACTGTCGCTGAAGAAATACCTCTATTTCCATCGCCACGTAAATCTCCTGTGCTAAAACCTAGTCCATCATCAGAAGTAAACGTTACGACTCCTGTTGAAACAGTATAACTACCTCCAGTAAACCCTGTTCCATTAGTACCAGCAGGGCCGGTAGGTCCTGTCGCTCCTGTCGCTCCTGTGGGTCCAACCACCGGTCCGGCATTAATAGTTGTACTATCTGCGAGAGTAAGAATTAAATCATCATTTACATCTACTATTGCTGAAGAAATACCTCTATTCCCATCACCGCGTAAATCTGCAGTACTAAATCCTAGACCATCATCAGAGCTAAAGGTTACAATACCTGTTGAAGCAGTATAGCTACCTCCAGTAAATCCTAACCCTTGATTACCTTGTGGCCCTGTTAATCCTACAGGTCCGGCGGGACCTTGAGCACCATCTAGACCATCTGCTCCTTGAGGTCCTTGAGGGCCGGCGGGGCCTTGAATACCTGTAGCACCAGTAGGCCCAGCAGGTCCGACAGGTCCGGTAGGTCCAGTATTTCCTGTATCCCCTTTCTCTCCTTGAGGTCCCACAGGGCCTTGAGCACCCGTTTGTCCTTGAGGGCCATCATTTCCTGTAGGACCCGTGGGTCCAATAGGTCCTTGAGGTCCTTGAGGGCCAGTATTTCCTATTGGTCCAGTTGGTCCAGCAGGTCCAGTCGCTCCTGTAGCACCAACAGGTCCAGCAGGTCCAGCAGGTCCAGTAGCTCCTGTTTCGCCTGTATCTCCTTGAGGGCCATCATTTCCTATTGGGCCGGCAGGTCCTTGAGGTCCTTGAGGTCCGGCGGGGCCAGTACTTCCTATTGGTCCAGTTGGTCCAGCAGGTCCCGTAGGTCCAGTTGGTCCAGCAGGGCCCGTGGGTCCTGCGGGTCCAGTAGCTCCTATATCTCCTGTATCTCCTTGAGGCCCATCATTTCCTATCGGTCCTTGAGGTCCGGCGGGACCAGTTAATCCAATAGGCCCAGTGGGTCCCGCGGGTCCAATAGGTCCAGTAGGTCCAGTAGGTCCAGCAGGTCCTTGAGGGCCTTCTGGGCCTTCTGCACCATCATTTCCAGCAGGTCCTTGAGGGCCGGTAGGTCCAGTAGGGCCAGTTACAGAAGCTCCTGCGGGTCCAGTAGCTCCTTGAGGGCCATCATCACCTTTATCTCCTTGAGGCCCGACAGGGCCATCGGGTCCAATAGGTCCTTGAGGCCCAGTTAATCCAATAGCCCCAGTATCACCTTTATCTCCTTTAGGCCCAGTAGGTCCGGTAGCTCCAACTGGTCCTTGAGGGCCGGTTGTACCTATACCAATAGGTCCTTGTGGTCCTTGTGGTCCTTGTGGTCCTGTAAGACCTTGAGGTCCAGTAGGTCCAGCTACTCCAGCAGGTCCTGAAGTACCGGTGGGGCCTGTGGGTCCTGCGTCTCCTGTCTCACCTTTTAATCCTGTGGGGCCAGTAATTACCCATTGCTGAGTATTTCCATCATCATAATAGATATACATTCGAAGATTTACGCTATCAAACCATAAATCTCCATCACTTGGATTACTAGGCGCTGCTGCTGAAACTGTTGCTGCCATTTACGCTGCTCCGTAGGGGCTTAAAATGCCGCCTGCTCTTTTTTGATTTTGAAGTTCTCTCTGTACCGCTGCTGCAACTGCAGTTCCTAACTGATTTGCATCTTGTCCGTTGCTACTTTGAGTTCTGCTTCCAGCTCCAGAGTTATCCATACTAATATTTACGGTTACATTATTATTTTGGCCACCGCCACCTTTCATCTCTACAGGTATTTCTCTGCCGTTTGGTAATGGTACTACTGCTTCTGTTCCGTGCATGATTACAGGATACCCTGCATTCGGCCCTTTAAAGACACCTCCGATTGCTGCCATTTGAGGTGCTTCTGTATAGCCTCCATATCTGTAACCTCGTGGCTTGACGATTCCACCGTATCTCATCTTTGGACCGCTTGGGGACGCAACTCCACCATCTGCCATTCCCATTGCTGCCATAATTGCTCTTTGAATAAGAAGTTTAATTATTATTCTCATAATGTCGGCAATCATTGCTTTTGCCATCTCGCCAAAAGCTTGTTTTACTGATTTAGTCCCATCCATAATAGACATAAAGGCATCTGTGAAGCCTGAAGTAAGAGTATCAGGCATATTAGCCATGTACTCATTCAACTCACCGTCTCCAAAAGTATCATTTAATTTCTGCTTCATTATCTCTAGCTGTTCATTTGCAGCCGCAAGTCCATCACTCACCTCGGAACTTGCTAAAGTTTTCGCAGTATCTCTCATAGAGCCTTCACCAGTGTCTCCATAAGCGTCTGCTTGTGTTTCTAGCCTGCCGGCCATTTCGTTTGTTCTTGTAACTAGAGAATCTTGAGAGGGATCTTGCTTATCCTGTCTTAATGCTTCTGATCGTTCCAAAGCTAGTCGTCGAAGTCTTGTTGCTTCAAGATCTGTTTGTAGCGCTAAAAGATCGTATTCTAAATCAATTGCTTGATTTTTTGCTGCTAGTTGCGCTGCGGACTGTTGCTCCATTCTAGCTATTAAAGCTTCCTGTGCTGCTATTTGGTCTTTTAGAGTTAGTCCTTCATTAATAAAGCCTCCCTGCATAGGAGTTCGACTTCTTTCTCTGCTTGCTGCATTTATTTCTCTTTGAAGTTGCTTATCCTTAAGATCTGCAATATTTTGCTCCATCTGTAGACGCTTACTGATAACATCATTTAGAGTTTTTGCTACTTGTGTTAATTGTATTTCTTTTTGCAATAAATCTGCTTGTTGATCAAGGTCTCGTAATTTCATTGCAACCGTTTCTTGTTCTTGTTTTATTTCAAGAATAGCTTTTTCTTTCTCAATTTGCTGTTCTAGTGCATATATTACTTCATCTCTCGCAGCTACTTCGTCTGCATTTAATAAAGCTCGAGTTTTTTGTAAGTATCTCAATTCATTTTCTTTAAGAGCAATTGAAGCCATTGCGGCTAGTTCATCGTCTAAAAACTTTTGTCTAGCCTGTGCGAATCTATCTAACATTCCTGCTGTTTTTTCACGCCTAATAGCATCTTCGTTACCCAAGCGTATAGCGTCTCTTCTATTCGAAATTTCGTCTTGCACAAATGCTAAGAATTGGTCGTTTGTCATACCCATTTTTTCGGAGAGAGCATCTAAATCTTTTTGAAGTTTTTCGGATAAAGCTCCTGGGCCTATCTTATTTTGAGCATCTTTGAGTGTCTTTTGAATTTGTAATATTTTCATTGAAAGAGACGCAGGATCGCTAGGATCTCGCATTGCATCCTCAAGGCCGGTTAGTTGTTCTTCAAAAGACGTTAAAGTCCCTAAGCTATCATTTGCAGCACTTTGTAATTCTGCGAAAGATTCTGCCCAAGTATTTATAGGCTGCTGAAGTATTTGAGCAACTCTAGGAGAGACAGTGGCTAGCTTTTCTAACTCGGGATTTAGCTTCTTCAAAAGTTTGTTAGCTTCGTCTGTTGCACCACTAGCCTGCATACGGGCAATATCGGTAACTTTCTCCATTATACTTTCTAAGGGAAGAGTTGCCATGGCAGTTATTCTCATACGATCTTGTTTTGCAAAAGCTTCTAAAGCATCTTTATCGTCACCTGCCTTTAATGAATTGAATCCTTGCTTTTGAACTTTGTTCATGCCTTTTACAATTCCATCAATATCTCCCGACATATTTTTAATAGCGTCTCCTGCGCTGTCTGCAGCAGATTTTAATTCTTTATGTTTTTCTATTAAAACTGAAGTTTGAGCTAAAGCTTTTCCAAGGTCTGAATTTTTATAGGTATCTTCCATACCAAAAAACTTTGCTACCTTTCTGAACATGCCGTCTAATGCTTGGGTAAACTCCATAGCAAGACTACCAAATATTTGAGCCAGTCCAACTACGGATAGAATTCTTACTACTTTCATGAAAGCATTTCCAACTGCATTTGCCATATTTATCATAGCAGTTGTAGCTGTTCTGGTTGCAGCTACCAAGCCTGACAGCATAATTTTTCCAAACGTCTGAATATTTTTAAAACTTAACTTCCATCGACCTTCTGTAATCTTGACCCTACTATCTATCTTGGCAAACGCCGAGTTCATTTCTTGAACTACTGAAATATGTACACCCTTAAATACTCCGGACATTACTCTACCAGAAGCATCAACATTTTGCTCTGCTTTTTTCAAGAATCTTTTTAAGTTGGCTTGATCTACTTTTGCAAGACTATCTATTCCCCCTGCAGCTACTTTTTTCAACAATGCACTACTTGAGCCTTGGTCTAAAGCTTTTTGTGCAGATCCTTGAAGAGTTTTTTTGGCGGCCTCTTTTAGTTTTTTCTGGGCTGCTTCGGAACGCTCAATTTGAGTTCGATAAGCTTCCATGTCATTTTTTGCCTGAGTCGCAGCCTTGCTATGGGAAGCCGCCCAGTCATCAACTTTTGCTTGAAGTCCTGATAAATTAAACGCCGCTTTTAAAATAGATAAAGAAAATAGTCCAAAAACTGTAATAGTAGCTGCAATATTATTAGAAATAATATCAGCTATTCCTGATATTACAGGTAAGAATTTTTGAGTGACTGTCTTAATTAAATCTTCAAATGCTTTATCTAACTTAATGAACGGGTTGGCCGCCGCTTCATTTTGAAAAATTTCATCTAATTGTCTTTGAGTTTCTAATAAGACTGCTTGGCTTCTTTGCGCCTCAGTTAGAGCTTTAGCTTCTAGACCTAATGCATCTGCGTAGCTTTTAGTTGCTCTTTCCAGTCTTAAAGTAATTCCTAATTCGTCTAAAAGTTCAGGTTCTGCTTTAGATACGCCTCGTACCAGTCTATCAAAAGCATCTGCAAAATCTCTACCAAGAGCTACAGAGGCTCTCATTGCACCCTCTGCTAATTTATTTAATTGCTCTGGAGAAAACCCTTTTGCTGTACCAATAGCAGCAGCTTGAGCAGCTTCTCTGAAACCTAACATTCCTTGGCTTGCTTCTCTTAATCCGTTAGTAACAGAAGCCATTGCAATACCTGTTGTTTGTGCAAAAGAAAGTTGACTTTTTTCCAAGTTTTCTAGTTGAGACGCATTTTTAAAAAAGTTAAATGCAGCACTTAATGCAAATAAGTTAGCTGCAAGAGTTGCATACGCAGGAACAAGGCCCCCAGTTATGCCTTGAGCCATCTTAGAAAAGTTTTTTGTACTATTTGAAGAAGTACGTGCAGTCCCTTTTAGCTGTCTTTCAGCATTTCTAGAACTAGTTTCTAATCCTTCTGTTGCTGCATCTGCTCCTTTTAAAGCTTTTTCTAGCTTTTTAGCAGAGACCGTGGCTTTTTGCATTTTGCCATTGACTTCAATATCAATTTGTATTTTTTTCGCCATTAGCCTTTTACATTATGGGTGTAATTTTTTCCACCGCCTGCTTGTGTTTGTCGCTCTGCTTGTTTTCTTTGTTTTTCTGCTTTATCTAACTTTTCTGAAACTATAATAGTTTCATACATTTTCATAAAATATAAAACCGTTGTTCGATTTTCTACTTGGTACATATCGAATAAAAATGCTATTCCTTCCCAGACTTTTCCCAAATAAGTGCCGCTCATGCCTTCGTAGCGATCGGGTAGTAGCCCTAATATAAAAAATGCCACTTGAACTTCCTCTGGAAAATCAGAGAGTTCGAGCGGCATTTTAGCAGGATCAGGTTCTTGACCTAGTTGTTCACAAATTGTAAGATATTTTTCAACATCTATCTTAGAATCTGTTTGTTTTGCATGACGTTCTAGTAGCTTTTGTATTTCTGCTACTTGTTCCCAGTAAAATTTTCAAGGTCACCAACAACCTCGGTAATCCATGTATCAAAATCTCCAGAGTTCTTCATAAGAAGCTCTGCGTTGTCTTGTGTAAAAGGGAGTTCATCATCAGGGTCAAGCTCTGCCACATCTACCAAAAGAAGCTCTTCTAGGTATCGAAATTTGAGGCCCGACCAGCCTTTAATAACACCTTTTACATACTCAACTAGAAATAAATCTTCGTTCAGCTCTTCTTCGGGCTGACGAGTCTTACGATTAAACTTAGTAGTAACACAACGTTTACGAAGTTTAAGAAGCTCTTCTCGAGCTAAATAAGTAACATCTACTGTGAAATCCGGGAACCCGGGGAAATCCATAGTAACTGTTTTGCTTGGAGTCATTAGACTCGACAGAGAAATTGGGGAATCACTCATTAAATACGACCTCTTGTAAAAGAATATTTTATTTTTGAATTATAAGTATAATATATTATACCATAAATGTCAAGAAAAATTTTTGAAAGGTTAAAAGGGGCCGAAGCCCCTTTAGCAAAGATTACGCTGAATAAACGTAAGTGACTGTAGCTTCGTCTGCTGCATCCAAGCTGGAAGGCAGTGCATGCCAATTTGTTTCGAGAGAAATAACATCTTCGATTCCGTGAGTTGGAATTTCAAGATGACAGTTATCAAAATTAAATTCGACACGAGGCGCCAAAGAGCCTCCTACAGAAAATGCAAGATCAAATCGGTTACTAGTAACTCCTGTCGAAGCTGACAAATCTCGGAAAAGCTCTGCACTTGTATGTAGGGTACCGCTTCCTGCATTAGCAGTCAAACCTGCGTCAGTTTTTAGCCCGGAATCATCTAAGTAACAAGTGAATGATCCAGAAATTGATCTAGTGCCTGTAACGTGGCCGATTGGAACATTAACTCGACACAACTCCTCTGGAGTTAGGAAAGTAATATTGTTCTCGAATGTAATACTTCCGCCTGTAAGAGTAAGGCTGTAAGTATCATCATACTCGTTTGGAGCGCCGGGATCTTGGTCTACATTTGCAGTAGTTACTGCAAGAGTTGTGAGACGGTTTTTAATAAAGTTATCCGTTGAAGTAGTACCAACTTTGAGAGCGCTAGAAGCATTAAATGCAGTGTCATAAATAGTAGAGCCAGTTGTGGACATTGCTATCTGCTCTAAAAGAGTTCCGAAACCGCTCCAAGTAATTTGAGTGATTCCATCAATATCAAATTCAACCGTTGCTGAATTTACAACACAATTTGACATTTTGTATACAGTTTGTCCATTAGGACTTGCAAAAGCTGCATCATTTGCTCCTGGTGCACAACCACCAAGGACAAAATAAAGATTAAAAGTACCTAATTCAACTGTATTTGAATCTTCAAAGTCAAATGTTGCGGATACAGGTGCAGACGTGCTTCTTGTTACTCCTGCATTACCAGTATCTGACAAACGACGCCAATCTCCAGGGGTCGTAGTAGGGGTTGGCTGTGCAACAAAGTACGTGTTTCCAATAAAACTAGCCCATAAAGCTTCTTCTACTGCACCTGCTATACTAGTGGGTCGAGCATACGTAGTGAAACTCCACTCCGCGGGTTCTAAAGCATCATTGAACATTGCTCTACCTCTACGAGTTTCGAGCGCTGTATTTTTTGCCATTTCATTCAGAGTAATCTCTGAAGTTGCAACAGACTGACTAAAAGAAAATCCATCTAGTACAGGAATCTGCCAAAGATGAACATTATTATCAGCAGTTCCGCTGACTAAAGCTTGTAAATTTGTTTGATCTTTTTCAAGATAAACATGAGTATTTCTACTCAGTTGTAAATTTGCCGCTGGCATAGTTTTCTCCTATGTAGCTTGAAAAGACTTGGACGTGAATCCTTTGATTCGTGCCAGTATTTTCTAATATCGAACCTCTAATAGCATTTCTCCCACTCCTAAAGGTTCAAGTACTCCTTCATCAGTGTCTATACTGACAATAGAAATTTGGTGGGTGTATTGTGTATTTCCAGTAGGCTGTTGATTATCAATATATTCTAGCCTACTATTATCTTCGATTACAGTTTCTACATCCTCTAATAGTTTTTCCAATGCTTCTACAGCATCTTCTTCATTTACGTAGCAACGAATGGTTACACTTAAAAATCTATCTCGGTAACCCCCTCCTTGGTACTCTCGGGTCTCACTTCCGGCATTTAAATGAATAGCAGGAAACTCAGTTACTTCATCCCAAAATTTTAATCGAGGGTGTACATTATTAAAAACATTAGTATGAAAGCCTCCGTTTGCATCTATAGCTTTTAGTTTATCCACCAAAGCATTTATAATTGCCATTCGGCGAGTACTATAGCGTCTAGCATGGTTGGTCACTTACATTCTCCTTGTATAGAATCTCCCGATTGCCATGCCTGCAGCAATTTCTCTAATAGACTTATCAATTAAGCGTCTAGGGTCTCTTTCTTGGGTTCCCCTGCTATTTCCTAATTCATATACTTGATATGGATCTCTTTGATACGTATATCCAATACTTGGAAATCCTTGTCTTGTTTGACTAATATCCGTTATTCTAACACTACTAGCAAATCTGCCTGTTTGGTACTGTAGTGCGGGAGGTTGCATATTTTTTGCTACAACTTGTGGTAATTTTTGATTTAAAACCCCTATAAAAGTTGCTATAGAATAGTCGGACTTTTTTACAGGAGCTTTTCGTTTTTTTGCTGGTTTTCCTTTGGTTACAGGTAGTATTTTTGCATTTTTTCTAAGAGTACTAGATTTTCGTTGACTTGTTTTTGAAACCTTTTGTTTTTTAACATTTATTTTTTTTATTTTTACATTACTTCCTGTAAAAGCATTCTCTACTGCATTTATAACTAAATTTATTGTATTCTTTTCTACCTCTTCAACGAAAGAGTCAGAGCTTGATAAAGTTGCTACAGACTCTAGTTTGCCTATTGCTTTTTCTAAATCTACTAAAAGTTGTTCCTTTATTTTTCTTTCTTGTGTTCGTCCTTTTAGCCTATTTGCAAAAGAAGATTCTAAAGAAACTACTATTGTTTTTCGTCTGTTGTCTTTTTTTAAAACAAAAATATTTTCTAATTCTGGTATTTTTGGAATATTAGGGGGCAGCTCCCCATGTCCTAATAATTCATCATAAATTCTTTCTTTAATATTCGAAGTTTGTTCTCCGTGTCCTATATCTAAAAAAGAAGTATCTTTTAAAGTAGTTCCTTTTTTAGTATAAATTTTTCTCATATCTGATAAAAATTTGGTATTTGCACCAGAATAAAAATCTTTTACAAGTCTGAAAGTATCTCCTACAGTTGTTCCTCTTAAATTAACATAAGTTGCTATCAACTCCATTGTAATTAAAACATATTTAGAAGAAACTCTTTTTGAATGAACAACTAAAAATTTATTGGACTCTGCTTTTTTTGCTAAATTTTGTACACTTGTAAAAAAATCGTCCGTAGCTTTTCGTATTGCTTCTCTACTATTTAAAATCCCATCTTGCTCTGCTTGAACTACTACTTGATTGTAAAGACCTTCTTTAGTTATAAACAAAGTGTGGGGTTTTCTATTAGTTACTGTATTTCTATATGTTTGGCTAGATTTTTGCATTTCGGCTTCTAACTTTCTTAAAAACCCTAGTAAATTTTTTCCAGCCATTAGAAGTTTTTATACAAATCTAGTACGCGTTTGATATGATCGGGAAAAGCTACGCTACTATCTTGACGAGCAGATTGTGGATTTTGCAGTGTAGCTCCAGCAAGCGTTCGTCTTTCTTTGTATTCGTCTCTTGCATAATATGTTACAAGATCAATTACTGCAAGTTTTAAATCAAGAGGAGTAGATTGATAGCCTGCTCGATACGTAACTTGAACAGCCCCGGGACCTCGTGCCCAGTGTTTTTCTGCCCCAGTAGAAGATATACGAAAAATACTATCAGTATCCATATCTAAGTAATAATCTTCATTTACTGTTAAAGTCTGGTAGGCTGAAGATAAGTTGTCTCTTTCTTCTACAAGACTAACAGAAACTAAAGGAGTTTCTGTTAGCTGTATTATATCTGTACCCCATTTGTGGTGAAAAGTCTCTACTTTATTAACATTATAAAAGTCTAAGAAACTTGTTGCACAATAAGTTTTTACTAATACACTCACTGAAGAAATTAGTCGCTGAAGATTATAGTCATCTTTCGGATTGGAAATTCTTTCCATATCCTTGTATTCTTGTAATGTAATTAAATCTTTAGCCATAAGTATATAAGTAAAAACTTGGGGAGGCGAACCTCCCCACGTTCCAAACCCTGATATTAGGAGAGTTTGATAGCCATACAAGCAGGGTTGTTAGTAGTACCGCCAAACATACGGTCAAAACCGAGTGACTGGCTAGCAACTACCAAGCGACGCTGTTCGCGCACTTCGTAATCCTGCTCAACATTAACGCCGCGGAGACGCGGAATAACAAAGTTAGCAGTGTTAACTGCATAAGCAATGTCATCACCAACAGCATTAGTAGTAGCAAAGTTGTCGGAAATCAGTACGGGCGAGCCATATACTGAACCGATAGCACCAACCAGCTTGGTTGCTACATCAGAACCGACATCCGTGATGTCTGCAAAACCTGCGTCTGCAATCAGGTCATAGTAACGCTCTTGTGAAACGACATACGTGACGTCAGAAGGCGACAGACCAAACTTACCCATACCGGAACGTGCTTCCAGAAGAGCAGCAGCAGTCAAAGAACCTGTAGCAGCAGCAACAGCATTAGCAGTGCTAAGAGTTACTGCAGTAGCAAAGTTTGCAAGACCTCTAATGAGAGGAGTAGTGTTACCGTTCAGAATCATTTCATCTACTGCACGAGCGTGAGCACGGGCAACATTCTCGGTCATCATGGGAAGAAGATTTACAAGAATCTCTTCATCAATGTGATTGTCGAGGAACGTGGTAGAAATCATACGATGAGCGGTAAGTACGATTTGACCTACGTCAAACGTACCTGCAGTACCGGTACCATTTACACCATCATTAGTTACACCAGTCGTAGAACCGGTGAAACGAGCATTCTCACCACCTTGAGAGAAGACAGCCTTTGAGGTGTCACTCTGCAGAGGAAGAATCATAGACTGAGAGTTCATGTTCAGCTCACGGAAAGCTTGTGCCAGACGATACTGGAATTGAACTTCTTTTTCAAGAGCAGTCTGTACGCTAGTAGCGATGTTGGGCTGAGTGCCGGGATTACCTGAGTTGGGGTAGTCCATACCAGCCTTCTCAAGAGTTTCACGACCATACTTGGTGTCCCAACCTTTTTGAGTGAATACACCCAGCATATGGGCATACATCAACTCTTTTGAGTGCTTTTCGAGATCTGCTGAAGAGGCACGGTCAGCGAATACACGCTTAGACTCACGCATCTTATCGAGCTCTTCACTCTTCTCTTCAAGGTCACGCTTATATTGAGCGATAACCTCTGCCATATTGGCATCTTTTTCAGCCAGCTTAGCTTCAACATCGGCCATCAAACGATCAGCGCCTGACTCGACACCAACCTTAATAGCTGTTTGAACTTCAGCTTCTTGCTGAGCTTTGGCTTGGGCTTCTGCCTGGGCCTTCTCAGTGGCTTCTTGTGCTGCCTTCTCATCGGCAGCTTTTTGCTCGGCTTGCTTCATTGCAATTTTAGCAGCAGTTTCCTCTGCTACCTTCTTAGCAAAAGCTTCCAAGTCGACTTCGGGAGTTTTTACTTCTTCCGACATTTTGATCTCCTGTTTAACGGAATTGTCCGCTTCGTCCGGTGTTTCACTAGCTACAGATGATTTTTCATCCTTAGCCAGAGACTGACCGGCTAGATCTACACGATTGGTGAAAGTTTTCTTAAAATCATTGTATTCTTCCATAGAATCAAATGATTTTGCCAGAGAAAAAGTTGCTGCTTGGTTACAAGGTACCGATACAACTGATACTTCGAACAATTCAGCATCCTTAATCTTTAATCCGTCAGTTTCCGTTATATAATCAGCATCCTTGACTCGGAAACCAACAGAAAAAGCTCCAAGAATGCCTTCTTTTACTAATTGCGCCACATGATCTGGCGCAGATTTAGAAATTTTTGCTTTGAGTTCCAGGCCATTTTCTGTCACTTTAAGACCTGTTGCTCTGCCAATCGGCTTATTATAATCGTGATTAAAAAGAATGATTGGATTCTTTTCAAAATTTCGAAGTCCACCTTTTGTCCATGCTTCTGCCATAATGACATCGTTTGCACGATCCTCATCATGAGTACTTGCCATACCGCAGATATGAACGCCTCCGTCTTCATCTTCATGAAGAGCTTTAAAAGTGGACGTAAAATTAAAAACCTTATTTATCATCTTTTTTACTCTCTACTTTCTTAGCAGGTTCTTTTGGAGCTTCTTTTTTAGGCTCTTCTTTTTTAGGCGCTGCTTTCTGCTTGGGAGCAAATACTGATTTATCCATAACTCTAACGGAATGAACAGCAGTTCTCCAGTTATAAAAAGATTTTTGAATTTGCTTAGGAGTTACAGGCTTATCAACAATGTTGCAATAGCTTTTGTAGTCAATATCCTCTGGGAGTCCCCAATCTTTAAATTGCTGTATTAATATCTTATTTACAGCTTGTCTTAATCTGTTTCGTGAAGCCATTAGTCATCATCTCCATTTTCAGTAGGTCGACCACCTTGTGATGGATCTACTGCGCTGCCAGCTATATTTTGAGGTACGCGAATTTCATCTGCATCAGGCAGTTCATCAAAATTCATAGCAACTCTAGCTTCGTTAGGTGTTATAATTCCTGCATTTACAAGGGAAGTGTAAAAAGTTGCTTGGTCTCTCAGCTCAGGCTGTAGAGCAGGAATATCTGTAATATCTTCTCCAATATCAAATCCAAAAAATCGAGAATAAGCTTTATTTGTTTTCTTGACGATAGGAAGAATTGTTTCTAAATAGTACATTCGCATATTTGGACGAATGTTTGCATTATTACCGGAGTCCATAAGTAACGGAGGAACTCCCAATGCTTTTAATATAATCTTTTCATTTTCAGAAATAGCTTGTTGAAAGTCTAATTCTCTAAAATTAATTTTAGAAAGCTCGTCTACTTCAATACCACCATCTAGCACTAAAGGACGCTTGCCACCTGCGTCTGGACGGTATCGTGCTGTCCAAGATTGTATCATTCTTTCTTTATTTTTCTCAGAAAGAGTATTTGGAGATTTAATTACAAGTCCCGGGACTGCGCCGTTTCTAAAAAAGTTATCTTGAAAATCCCGCATACTTCTCATGAGACGCATTGTTCGAAGTGCGGGCTTTAATCTGGATACGCCTCGATAAATAGAATAAAAAGAATTTTCTTTTACGTGAATAATCTCACTTGGAGAAAATTTTTGCTCATTACCGTCAAAGCTGTAATGGTCTATGAAAGTCTTTTTACTTGCATGAATTGTCATCTTACTAGCAGGCAAATGGTATAAATGTACACCATCATAATAAATAAATATATTGCCGTCTAGAATGTAATCAGTAAAAAGATTTCGTCGAAAAGAGGAAATATCTTGAAAAGGGTTTGGCTCTTGGTTAAGTAGCTTTGCTATACGAGAGCCTTTTATTCCTTTTATAACTCCTTGTATGGGCATTTGCTCATGAACAACTGCATCAATTTCAGCACAATCATCTACAAGAATATTTACTCCACGATTTACAATCTCTAAATCTTCGTAGGCTCTTTCGTAACTATACGTATACTCCTTGCTTGGCTCGGTAGTTTTTTCGTAGTATGGCTGTATTGGATTCAGTTTTTCTTCTGTATCCTTTTTTCCAAATCCAAAGTTATACCATGCCATGTTTAGTTCTCTGTATCTCTACCCAATTTTTCTGCTTGTCTGCAGTTGCTAAAGAAGGGTTTCGCCCGTATATACCATGAAGTTGTACATGATGATTATGGCACAGTGTTACGGTATGCTCGTAAAGTTCTGCCCAGTTATCTTCTATGAATTCATCTCGCCAAATGACTATATATTCGTCAATGTAATGCTCTGGGCGAGCTTTTTGTTTTTCTTGTAACCACTTCCTTAAAAGTGGCGTTAACGTATAAAAATGGTGAAAGTCTAGTGTAGTTGATTGACCACAAATATAACATTCAGTGTCTTTTTCGTATAGAGATTTTGCTTTATCTCGTATGTATTTTACAGGGTCTCTTTTTAGCCTTGAACTTTTCTTTCGGGCCTTTTTCATATTTTTATACCAGAATTATATAACGGGAAGGATAATTTGTCAAACATTATTTTTGAAAAGGTGTCTTAAAAACTAGTTGAAGAAGTTTCAAAAGAATATAATCCGTATCGTAAAGCATCTGCCATATGAGATGCCATATTATGCCGAGGTTTTTCTTTTGCTAAGTTAGGATTAGGGTCCCACTGGTATTGATCCAAAGAAGCAATTACTTCTTTGCAGTTCTGATCTACAATAAGTTTATCATTATCCACTATACGTTCAACATGAGCAATTCCATCAAGTACGGATTTTTTAGCATTATTAGTACTTATATCATATTGCTGTGCAAAGTCAAATCGAGTTTGCTGAGCGGCAGAATCTATAAATATAAAATCAATGTTCCACTTATGCTGTAAACGAGAAATTTCTGCTGCATGCTGCTCTGTTGTTCTTTCACTGTTCATGTACTCATCAAGTACGTAATATGTTTCTGTTTCCCAATCATATCCAATTACACAAAAAGCAGTAGGGTCTCTGTACCCTACGTCAAGCCCTGCAATAATTTCCATCCGAGACGTGTCAAGCTCTTCTAGATTTGCGATACACTCTTCGTGATTGAAATTCCATATCTGGCCTTCATAAGTATTAAAGTCGGCTTCATATTCTTGCTTAAACTCAGCTTCGGACATACTTTTTCGAGCTTCCGCAATATCCGTTTCAGACATTCTCGGATTATCTCTATAAGTTGCTCGTATTGAGGCCCATTCGGAAAATTCATCACTAAATCCTCTGTGAAAGAACTTTGCAAACCAATTGTTCTTTCCTCTCGGTGTAGATATAAAAATTGCCTTAGAATTGTCTTTGTCAAGAGTAGGACGAAGTGCTACATTAAAAGCGTCTTCTCCATCTGCTAGAGCCGCTTCGTCAAAAATAATTAGATCATAAGAACGACCAACACAAGAATCTACTTGGTTTACAGAACCCATACGAATTGTAGATCCGTTAGTAAGTTCAATAACTTTATCTTTTGCGTTGTCTTTTGCTACCTCTAAATCAAAATGTTTAATTAGTTGTCTTTGTAAGTCGAAAGAAATCTGAGACAAGGAGTAATTGGGAGACATGATTAGAATATTAGATCCAGGTACTAAAGAAACTAGTTGCCCGATAATATTCGCTATATATGTTTTTCCTTGTCGCCTTGAAATTGAAGCAACAACGAAGCGATACTTATTATTATTTATCGCATTTATAATTGCCATCTGAGAGGGCAGAGGACTTACGCCGAGTAGTTCAAGATATTGAGCTACTGGTAGTTTGAGAAATCTTGTCTCAGATTGTGAATCGACTAATTTTTCTGAAATTATATCAGCTCGGCTAACTTCTACTGCCATAGCTACTGGCCTTCTACTTTGGTGGCTTCTCTATAATAAATAATTATTTCTTTTTGCTGCCGTATATATCTTCGCAGTTCTTGAAGATTATAAGCCATATTCTCATAGTCTTGAGGAGTTAGCCCAAAAATTACAAAAGTACCATCTTGCATTTTTGAAATTCTTTCAATTTGCTCCTCAAGATTTTTTTCTGTGACTACAAAAAATTCTACTTCCTGCAAATCTATTCTTTTTGGTAATTGTGGCTGATAGATTTCCAGTGTTTTATATTCTGTAACTGTTTTTATAATCGGCTCGGGGGTTGGTAGAGGCTCAGATTTTAGAAAAGAACACCCCGATAAAAATCCTATCATCAAAAAACTAATTGCTATCCGCATTTTCTACCTCTACACTATCTTGCTCTATGGCTTCAAACACTTCTTTTGTGCCTTTATTTATTCGTGGTTCTATAAGTCCGGGCTTTACTCGAGCTAACTTAGTTAAACTGTGTCTTTTAAAAATAGAAAGATAGTCGTCCATGTCTGCTTGCATTTCGTTATTTTTTTCGGTTAAGTCATTAACTGCTTGCAGTTGAATTTGTAAGTTTTGTTCTGAACGCTCTCTTGCAGCTTTTTCCGCTTCGAAGGCTGCATCCAGTTTTGCAGCATTTTCTTTTAGCACTACTACATTTACTTCAAGTCTTGCAATTTTTGCCTCTGCTTTACTGACTGTAGTAGTATGATAAGCATATGCTCCGCCTGCTACAACAAGAATTAAAGGCATTGCTTTTATGAGTCCTAACATTAGTATACTTTCCTTAAATCGTATCCAACAGGGTTTACAACTTTAATTTCATGTTTTACGCCCTCTAAGTCAACAAATATTAAATGGGTAGTACTTATTTTTTTAAGTTCTTTTGCACGATAAGTTTTTGGGTTAGTTGACTCTAGTCTTGTACCGTCCACTAAAAAACGAGTTTCACCAGGGAAAAATACAGTAAGCTCCCACTCTTCTCGAATGAGAGTTAACCACCAATGTTTAATCTTTTGGATCATGTTTACGATGTCCATTCCATGCTACAAAACCTCCGAGCCTTAATGCCCAGTATGCCAAATAATTCAATAGTTTAAAACCGTTCTGCTCAATACAAATGTCTCGAAAAAGTTTGTCCATCCATTTTTGAGTTTGAGGCCCAATAACGGTACGGTCACCTTTCATAAGTGTCCCATACTTATAGCCATAATCGTGAACAAGACCGCCCATAAGAAGGACTCCAGTGGGCGATAACCACATTGCGAGAAACTTAGGTACTGATGCACCATCAAATTGGAAACCTTTGGGAATAACATATCTTTCTCCGTCTAGAGAGAAATGAAAGTCGTCACAAATTTCCCAATGTCTTACACCAAGTAGCCACATCCAGATTGCTTTCCAAAATCCTTTATCTGCTGTTTCTATTTTTAGGGGCTTCATGTGCGGCATTTCTGAGTATTCAAAGTTTACTCGTTTCTCTCCTTGACCATCAAAAATACTTGCAATAAAACCAATTATAATAAGTGTTATAACAATAGTCCACTGCCAAAAGGTTACTGCAAGATCAAGTATGAGGTCCATTTACTTTTTACCACTCCAGGCTTGTGCTCCGAAGAATGCAGCAACTAGACCAGCAACTGCGACAAAATATGTGGGAGCCATGTCTCCAAGAATTGCTGCGGCTTTATCAAGTTCAATAAAATCAGTTACAACAACCATTCCAGGGTACATCAACATTCCAAACAGAGCAAACCAAGTCATGTTTCTCTGAGCATCTCGCATTGCATCTGCATCTTCAAGCTCTTTTCGCTTGAACTCCATATACATTGCATGCTCTTCTGGATCTACCTTGCCATCTCCATTTGAATCTGCTGGATGATACCCGTTTTTCTCTAGTTCTTCGTCCATATTAGTTTTTAGTTATCTTTCAAGATAATATCAAAAATGGCGCCGCCACCTACATTATTCTGTGAAAGAGCTTTGACTTCTATATCAGTCTTTTCTTCAAATTTTAAAGGTACGGGATAATCATAATTAAATCCAGAAGCAAATACTCCAAATTGTCCTTTTACATTGAACGCCCCACCAAAAGGTCTTGCATACAACCTAAAGAGTGCATCATTATTTGCATCAATAGATCCATTTACTTTAAGTAAATAACCTGTCTTACCTGCAGGAATTGTATACAAGGCCATAAGAGTCTGACCTGCTCCTGCTTTTATAATTGCTTCGTCCGTGCTTCCGTTTTGAATACGAATTTCATCAAAGTTTGTTAAGCCCGTATTTGCAGTAACCATTCGTGCTCGAAAAACTCGAACAAATTGAGCCGTTGAAGCAGGTCCTCCAATAGTTAAAGTTTCAGTTACAGGATTGTAATTTTGATCTAGTCCTTGTACTTCTACAGTACCGCCATCATCAGTAGCAGGAGTATCCGAAACAGCACTTACAACTGCTGCAGCACTGTATGCATAATCTGTAGTTCCATCCCAAATTGTTTGAAAAGTGTTTGGAATACTATCTCGATATCCAAACTTATTAATATGAGAAAAACCTACTACATTTCCTTCTGCAATTGGAATATTTGCAGAAGCTCCAAAACTACTGATTAAGTTTGCGTCTTTGTCGGCAAGTGTTACTACTTGTAGTGGATGGGTAGTTGCACCCTTTGTTGGAATTGTATAAGTTTTATTCATCATCACCACTTTACCTTATTCGCCCAGTAGGCGGCAGACATTTTGCCCTTTGCAATATTCTTTGCATGACGAGCTTTGAAAGAACGACGACGAGCAGCATATGCTTTGCTCTCACCTTTTTTCTTTGGAGAACCTTTTACGCCTTGCTGACCAAATCGAATAGTTTTAATCTTGCTGCCAACTTTTGCGACAACAACATGAGATTTTTTTGCATGACCTGGAGTTCTCTTGGGCTTATTAAAAGCAGAGACTCCAGCTCTTTTGAGAGCGGGATGTTTTTTTCTACCGCCTTTTCGTTTTTTCATATTATATAATCTAAATAACGGATATTTGTGCTTTGATCGAGTTTACCGTTCTTGTCATAAGTTATGACAGTATAGATTGTATCTGTTACTTTATATTTTGCATCGGGAGCTTTGGCAATGGATTGTACGGTGTAATCTTTTTCATAAGAAGTAGGTACAGTAGCAGCTATAGAATTAACTTCCATTCTACTTCTTCCGTTTTTTGGCCCCGCGTTTGATATCATTGTCTTGCGAGTGTCCTCCTCTTATAAATGAATTAACACGACCCATAGCCCAGCCAGCCATTCCGACACCAGCGCGAGATCCCGAAGATAGAAATGCGCCTTGGCCTCTGCGATATACTTTTACAAGTTGCCCTAAAGTATATCGACTTTTCTTTGCTTTTGCCGCAAGAGTTTTACGAGTTGCAGCTGAAAGAGGTTTAGCTGTCCTCTTCTTCCTCGTCGAGGTCTTCTTCCTCGTCGTTGATCTCCTCTTCGTAGTCGTCGAGCCAGTCT